CCAGCAGACCACATGTGGCTGGCCACGGCACCACTCGACGGAGACCTGACACGATGACCACCGACCAGAACCTCACCGACGAGCAGCTCGACGTCATCAGCCGCGTCGAGAAGCTGATGCGCCTGGCCGCGCGCAACCCGAACAAGAACGAGGCCGACGCGGCAGCGGCCAAGGCCCAGGAGCTGCTGGCGCTCTACAACCTCGAGCAGATCGAGATCAACCCCGACGAGGAGAAGTCGGCCGTCCGCGAGCGCCTCAAGGTCCGGGGCGGCATGTTCGAGTACCAGCGCGAGCTCTGGGACGCGGTCGCTGCGCTCAACTTCTGCCTACACTGGGTCATCGCTCACTGGGTGGCCCGCGAGTACAACCGGCGCGACCCGGACGGCACCCGCTGGGTGCAGAGGTACGGCGGGAGGGAGTTCCGCCACCATCTGGTCGGCCGCGTGGTGAACACCCGGTCCACTCGCGTCATGTGCGAGTACCTGGAGCAGACCATCGAGCGCCTGACCCAGGAGCGCTACCCCGCGAACAGCCAGCGGTTCAGCCGCGACGCAACCAGCTTCCGCGAGGGCATCGCCGACCAGATCGTCCTGCGCCTGCAGGAGCGTCGCCACGACATGGAGGCAGCGGCCAGGCGGAAGGCAGCCGAGGCCGCCCGCTCCGGCGTGGTCACGCACCAGGGCGTCACCATCCGCGCTCACTCCGACGCCGAGCACGACGCGAACATGGACGAGGTGATGGGTGCGGGCTGGTCTGCGGCTCGTCGCGATGAGCGAAGAGCCAAGGCGGAGGCCAGAAAGGCAGCCGACGACGCATATACCGCCTGGGCCGAGGCCAACCCCGAGGAGGCTGCGAAGGAGGCCGCCAAGGAGCGGAAGGAGCAGCGTCGCCGCTCGTCCCGCAGCACGGGCCGGGCACGATCTGCGAAGCCCAGCGCTCGTGAGCAGAGGACGTGGAACACCCAGTACGCCCAGGGCTACGACCGGGGCCGCGACGTCTCCCTGGACCAGCAGACGGGCGGCGGCAGCCGCGACACGAGGAGGATCACCAATGTCTGACAAGGACACACTCTGGGAAGCCATCGAGGAGCAGCCGTACATGGCTGACCCGGATGATGCTCGGGCCACCCGTACATACGAGCGCAGCTGGGAGTATCTGTCGAAGTTGAGAGAGGGCGGAGCTCTGCGTCAGATCGACCTGATGCAGCTTAAGGAGCTGCTGGACGCGGTCTACGAGAGAGGGGTCCACGAAGGTGCCAGCAACCCGTACTGCTAACGACGGCCTCTTCATCGCCTACGAGCCGCTCACCATGCGCGGCGACCGGCTGGCCCTGGTCGGGCAGGCGTGTGCCATCATGGACGAGTACCGGGCGGCGGGCCACGTTATGACCGTGCGCCAGATCTACTACCAGCTGGTCGCCCGCGACGTGATCCCGAACAGCACCCCCAGCTACAATCGCCTGCAGGGAGCTCTGAGCGAGGGCCGCCTCCAGGGTCTGGTCAGCTGGGACTCGATCGAGGACCGGGGGAGGAGCCTGATGGGGCTCGGCCACTCGCCGTCGGTGGCACACACCCTGCGTCACGCTCGTCACAGCCACCGGCTCGACCTCTGGGCCGACCAGCCCTGGCGGCCCGAGGTGTGGGTCGAGAAGGCTGCACTCGAGGGCGTGGTTGGCGGCATCTGCAACAGGCTCCGTGTCGACTTCTTCAGCTGCCGGGGCTACAACAGCCAGAGCGAGCAGTGGCGGGCCGGGCGACGCTTCGCCGGGCGCATTCGCCAGGGCCAGCGCCCCATCGTGTTCCACCTGGGCGACCACGACCCCAGCGGCATAGACATGACCCGCGACAACCGCGACCGCCTCTCGATGTTCGCCGGGGTGCCGATCACCGTGTCCCGCATCGCCCTCAACATGCCTCAGATCGAGGAGCTCCGTCCACCCCCGAACCCTGCGAAGCTGACCGACAGCCGCTCGACCGACTACGTGGCGAGGTACGGCGACTCGTCGTGGGAGCTGGATGCTCTCAGCCCGCTTTACATCGAGCGCCTCATCGAGGAGAGTGTGACCAGGATCCGGGACCCGGAGATCTGGAACCGCTCCCTGCAGAGGGAGAACGAGGACCTCCGCGAGCTGGATGAGATGATTGCCATCATGGGTGGCGGAGAGGAAGAAGACGATGAGACTTGAGGATGTGCTGCCCGCCCTGCGAGAGGGCCGGATCATCCGTCGCCCGGCCACGCATCCGGACGAGATCGGGACGTTCGAGCGGTTCGTGCTCGGCTCGGACGGCACCGAGCGACATCTACTGATCATCAGTGGCCAGACCCAGTCCAAGGTCGACCTGGGCACGGGCGACATTCTCGCCGACGACTGGGAGATCGAGAAGTGACCCGCGACTACCCCGCCCGCCGCACACCGCCCGCCCTGCGCAGCGCCACCGTCCCCGCCGAGCTCTTCGCCTGGCGCGACAGCCGGGGCGTGTTCCACGCCATCGACCAGATGGAGACGCGTCACCTCTTCTATACGCTTCGCATGATCTGGAACCACTCCGTGCCCGAGTATGCCGAGACGCGCAGTCCTCACCAGCGCTACCGCTTCGGCCGGTGGTACACGCCCGAGCGGATGGGCGAGGCGGTGCGCTGGATGATGCCGGAGTTGCGCGAGCGCACCGATCTGGAGCCCGAGTGGCGGCAGGACCTGCTCTGGATGCAGAGCTGGCTGGACCGGCGCGACGTGCCGGAGGACTTCCTGGCGGCGGCCCTGCTGCCCCGCCCCATGATGAGGCTGGAATGACCCGAGAACCCGACCCCGACCTGGCTGCCCTGCTGGCCGCCCACGGCTGCGTGATGGAGCCCTGTGGCAGCCGCACCACCTGCGATCCGCCGCCTATGGACACCGACAGCGACTGGCTGGTCTTCCTGCCGGGCCGGTCCCTGGCCCAGGCCACCGAGCGCCAGATCGCCGATCTGGACACAGCCCTGCACGACGCGGATTTCCAGCTGGAGGGCGGCGAGCACTACCAGCGCATGGTGGCGGGCGACTTCTGCTCGTACCGGCGTGGGGTGCTGAACCTGATCGTGACGGCGCGGGCCGACTTCGCCGAGAGGCACCGGCTGGCCACGGCTCTCTGTACCAGCCTGAACACGATGCACAAGGGCGACCGCATCAAGATATTCCAGGCTATTCTCTACGAGCGAGTGCTGCCGTGAGTTTACATATTGCCGATCCGGAAGCAGGCTGACTGCCTCAGCAAGGAGACCATCATCGTGACCATCGTATTCCAGAACCGGGGCCTGATGCCCCTCGACGCCGTCCGCCTCATGGGCGTGTCAGTCAAGCCGAGCAGCGGAGCGCCCATCGGGTTCTTCGGCACGGGCCTCAAGTACGCAATCGCTGTCCTCCTGCGCGAGGGGTGCCGGGTCGAGCTCTGGCTGGGCCGCCAGCAGTACACGTTCAGCACATACGACATCGACTTCCGTGGCGAGAAGCTGCAGCAGGTCCAGATGACCAAGCACTGGGACGGCGGCAGCAGCAACCACGACCTCCCCTTCACGACCCAGTACGGGCGGACCTGGGAGGCGTGGCAGGCATATCGCGAGATCTACTGCAACATGCGCGACGAGCCCGAGGGCCGCTGCTTCCGCGTAGACAGCGAGGAGCCCCACGGCATGAGCTTCCTCAACTCGCTGGGCGACGACCCGGCCCGCGACGACCTGACGACTATCCTGGTCGAGGGCCCCGCCATCGAGGAGGCGCACCGCAATCGCCACACCACCATCCTGCAGACGGACCCGCTGGTCGTTCTCGCCGGGGTCGAGGTCCACGCCGGGCCGAGCGACCACATCTTCTACCAGGGCATCCGCGTCCACAAGCTGGACAGGCCGTCCCTGTTCACGTACAACCTGACCTCGCGCCAGCAGCTGACCGAGGACCGCACCCTGGCCTGGTCCTACGGCATCGCCGCGACCATCGGCCGGGCCCTGGTCAAGTGCGTGCGGCCCGAGATCATCACCGTCGTCCTCTCGGCCAGGGAGCAGAGCCTGGAGGGCTCCCTCCCGTACACCGAGATCAAGGACGAGCTGCCGAGCGAGCAGTTCATGCAGGTCGCCCAGCAGATGCGGGCCGACCAGCAGCTGGAGGGAGCGGGGAGGAACCTCTTTGTGGCCTACGCAGACCACGGCGGGCGCTATGGGTTCAACGATCCGCGCATCGTCGAGCCGACCATGGTCCAGCAGGCCATCCACGATCGGGCGCGGGAGATCGTCTTCGATCGCTTTCCGGAGTTCCTCTCGCTGCACGTGGTCTATCGCTCCCAGACCGGGGCCGACACGATCACGGCACATGACGGTGTCCTGCGGCTCTCGGCTGAGCTGCTGAACGCCACGCCCGAGCGCCTGGCAGAGGCGATGCTGGAGGGCCTGGCCGTGGCCCAGGGCGGCAGCCCCGCCGAGCAGCTGGCCCGGCGCATCCTCCATGGCGAGTGGATCCCGCGTGAGCAGGTCCGGGCTCGCAGCGCGGGCGAGGAGTTCCCGTTCTGATCATCTATAGATCGGGGCAGTTACCACCAGTAACTGCCCCAACAATCGATGTGAGACTAGCTACCAGCCCTTAGCGTCAAGCATGGTGGTCTTGAGATTTGCCATCACAGCATTCGCGGTGGTTGCGGTCAGGTGCGTTCCGTCCCCAACGAGGCAACTTGGCGGGACATACCCACCGTTTACGGCAGCGATGTCCGGCCCAGAACCGTCCGACAGCGTGGCAAGAAAAGCCTGCGCGTCATAGGTATTGTTCGGATAAGCAGCCAACAAGGCATCCCGCCGAGCGGTTGTCACGGTCCAGTTAGCCGAATTGTTGGCCCTGCGCAGTGATGGGATGATAATGAACCGCTGATGACCCAGAAGCGCGATGCCTTGGGCATAGATCGCTAGGTCCACTGCGGGGTTGGCGTTGGCCCCATTTGCATCCCCGTCCCACCAGATCAGTGTGCCATTTGACCACTCAGGCGCAGCGGTCTGCATGAGCCCGTATTGAGTGGGAACGTCGGTGCCTCCGCCCGCCGTGACCACGAAAGCAGGCCGACCCGCTGCTATAAGGCCGCTGGGCATGCCTGGAGTACCAGAGCCGTAGCTGTCCCCAACAACCCAGAGCAAACGCGGCGGTGCGAGGTTCTTGTTGAATACAGATACCTTCGTGACGCCACCATTCCAGACCTCACCAGCACCAGAGCGGGCAATTCTGATAACCGCTGCCCCCATCGGGACCGTGCTGCCTGTTCCTGCTGGCATTTCCCGATTGTCCAACTGCGCGTAGCAGGTTCCGCCGTTGTAGGACATGTGGACAGTGTGAGCTTCTGATAGCCCTACAAGACCGAGGTCCATGGTTGACCGCAGGCTTCCTCGCGCTGTCATACCGATTTTGAGGTGCAGATCGGTGTCGATGTATAACCGCCAAACACTGCGAGCGCCCGAAGCAACTTTGCTTTCAATGGATACGAGTGCCTCGGCAGCGGCGACGGTGGCGGGCGTCGAAAAATAAATTCGCACCGCCTGCTTCATCAGGTTCCAACCGACGAGGGGGTCAACCTTCTTCAGTGAGAAGTTGTCGCCTACGACAGTCCCAGTCGGGTTCACACCCCCCCCCCGCAAGGCTGCGTAGGTGGTGCTCGTCTCTGCGGCGAAAGTAGTGCTCGCCACAACGTCAGACGTAGAATTACTGGATAGAGAGTCTATGGCAGGGCTCATATTAAGGTTCGGTGCTACATCCGAGCCAACGTTTGCACCTGTGCCGCGTCGGAACTTCAGTGCGTATTCGTATGCCTGCCCATCGACTACCGCCACTGGCGGCGAAACGGATCGACCATTTGTGACACCGCCTGCCGTCACAACCAACTCGCCCGCGACCACAGCCCCTGTTGCCGAGTTTTGGTCGGTCCAACCAGCGTAGCCAGCGCTCATATCCCCGTTGGGGAATATTTCCGCCGCATCGGGTGCACGGTAAGGGCCAAGCAGCCGTGTAATCCCGCTCTTGGAGCCCCCCGCCGCCGCCAGTAGCAGCGCCTCAGTGGCATAAGCCGTACCATTTAGCCAGCCCTGATCATTCGCAGCGTCGAGCGTGAACAAGGCGGGAAGCCCCAAGTTGTCCCTATCGACGTAGCTTGGCACCCCACCACCCGCGTCTAGGCTGGGGCTCAGCCCCAGCCCCGGCAGGCCCAGGCCACGCAGTCGGGCGATCTGTGCCATGTGCTACGCCTGGGGCTCGAAGTGCAGATACTGGCCGGGACGGGCGAACACGTCGAGAGGGACGCCAGCCTGGATCGGCGAGCGCTTACCAGCGGCCAGGGCCGCGCTCGAGCTACTCGTGTCCAGCCACCACCAGCCCGCCAGGGAGCTCAGCATGTGGAGGACCGGGGTGCCCCCGCCCGTGTTACCCTCGATCTTGGGGCTGACGCCCTGCACGGCCGACTCCCAGGACCACTGGAGGGGTGCCGAGAAGATGGGCTGAGACGTGTTGACGGCGTCCGGGCCGCCCGCGCTGCCGCAGGTGACGCTGATGCCCGAGAGTACTGCCATGGTCGTGATCTCCGTGAGTGATGTAGTCTGAGCGAACTATAGCCTCAGTCGCCCTCATGAGCTAGGGGCCGCACCAGCACCCCCACAATCTATCTTAGGGTGTGGGGGGGGTCTACCAGCCGTTGCTGATGATCAAGGCAGCGATTGCGGTCGCGATAAAGCCCATCCCCGTGGACGTTAGGTGAGTACCGTCGCCTTGGAGCAAGCTGGCTGGAATTTGACCTGCGGCAACCGTGGCGTCATCACCCGGCGAAGTCGCATTCCCGGCAAGGATCGCTTGAGCGTCAACGACATGTGTCGCACCGTATTGCGCCATGAGAGCGGCTTGCAGGGCTGCTGCCGGTGCATTCTTGGTGCTGCCGTTCGCCCGCTGGCATGGCGGAACGATAATAAATCTGGTGTGACCAAGCGCGGCAACCATGCTGGCATATAGCGCCATGTCGGCGGCCAACGTGCCGAAGCCGTTTGCGTCCCCGTCCCAATGAACGAACACGCCTCGGCAAAGGCCGGGGTTCGTAGCAACACGAGACGCCTGGCTGGCCAGATCGGAGCCACCCTGCCCGGTCGTGAATGCCCCACGCGAAGCCGCAGAGGCTAGCGAAGCTGTAAGACTTACCCCACCAGCACCGGCAACATAACTGTCACCTTCGAGATAGAACATGTCGGTGGGCAGGCGTTCGGTCGCATAGATTTTCACACTAGAAATAGCGCCGTCCCACGTCTCGCCGGTTTGACTGCGAGCAACGCTAAGCATCGCAAGGCCGGGCTTGATAGACGAGTTGTCGGACAGAGAGGTATCCGAGTTGAGCCTAGCGGCTATCCGACTGTCAGCCACCGTAAACTCGACTGCAAAAGCGGTTGAGACAGGCACAATGCCCAGGTCGAGAGAGGCTTGCACGACATTGTTCGTCGTGACGATGAATTGCAGATGGCTGCTGGCGTCGTACTCCAAACGTACACGATTGCGTTCGTTTGGACTTCCCCAGAGTTGTAGCGCAACCTTGCTTCCAGAAGCGGCAGCAGGCGTAACGCCATCGACCTTGCCCGAAACCGCCAAGGAAACCATGCCCAAGAATGGCACGGCTTCCTTGGCAGTCAGGTCATCGAATTTACCAGCGCCTGAGCCTGAGCCGGAGGTGATCCGGCCTCCCAAATTCATCGCCGCACCCTGCCACGCGATAAGCAGGTCGGTGACGACTGGTGTGTCGGTGTTGTTAGAGGCGCTGGCAAGCGAACTGTTTAGCGAAGCATCATTGCCGGAAATCAGAACAACCGCAGCAGGCGCGGTGCCCCTGCGGATTGTACCGCGATATCGGTACGCCTTACCCTGCGTCATCGCCACTTGTTGACGGAAAGAAGGATTAACCCCCGCATTTGCTTCGAGTGAGCCCTCACCTGCGACTGACGTTATAATTCCAGAGTTGAGGCCGCCCCAGCCAGCCGCATCGGTCGTAAATGCGCCATTCGTGACGAGGTCTGTTCCCGAAGCATCTACATAGGGGCCAATCGTGCGCGTGATACCGGACTTGCTTCCGCCAATGGCCGCCAGGAACGCGGCTTCCTCGGTGTAGGAAACTCCATTCCAACGGAAACGCCCGTTGGCGAAGTCGGCGTCCAACGTAGCGGCAGGATCATACCACGGCACCCCCCCACCCGCGTTTAGGGTGGGGCTGAGCCCCAGCCCCGGCAGGCCCAGGCCACGCAGTCGTGATATAGTCGCCATGACGCTCCCCTGAGGCTGCTCCGCTGGCGGAACTATAGCCCGGCGCGACGATCATGCGAAAGTTCTGAGTTTTCAGGCGGCCGATCCCGGCGCAGCATGGTTACAGCTCGAGAGAGCTACGGACCCGGAGGTGCGGTATGACTATCTAGGGCGGAACTGAGAACAGCTTACTGAGGAAATGAACCCGAGCCCCACCACTCAGCCCCCCCCCCGAGTGTGTGGGGCTCACATTGGAAAACAAAGAGGTAGAGATGGTGAACTTGAATCGACGCTCTTTCCTTGGGGGTGCTCTTGCCCTCGCGGTAACGCCTGTGCTGGCACCTCTGGCGGCATCACTGCCCGTGATCTACGGCGATCTGAAGCATGATGACTGGGCTGGCCTGCAGGCGATGATGGATGGCCAGTCCTTTCGCATTGAAGACGAGGACGTGCGTGCCTCGGAGGGCGCTCTGCAATACGGTATGTTCACGCTGAGCCGCAAGCTGGTGATCCGGCGCAATGACTTCCGCATGGATCAGTGCTACTTCGCGTCCCGCGAGGACTTCGAGGGCTCCAGCTTGATCGAGGTCAACGGGACCCAGATGCTCTATATGAGTGAGTGTATTCTCGACGTCCACTTGGGCGAAGTGCCGGTGGCCCTTAAGATCATCGACTCGCCCCACAACTGCATTCACGACTTGAGGGCTGTGCTCAAGGATGGAAGGCGGGCTTGGTTCAATGTGTGACAGGTGCTGGCTGCGCTAGTCGCCTCGGGCGGCGGCCAGCACCACCGCCCGCACCGCCTCCCAGTCCCATCGGGACGGCCCGCCCTCCCAGATGCCTAAGCAGGGTACTCCACTACGGAGTCCCCCTGCTTTAAGCTCAGGAGCGTGACGACCCAGGAAGATCCACAGCTCGTCGGCGGCCACGCGCCGGACGCCCGCCTCGGGCCAGCGCCTCACAGCTATCAGCGATCGTCCCCCGCGCAGGTGGCGCACCGTGTGCCAGGCGACCTGCTCCTTCTTAAGAGTGCAGGTCCAGCCCTCGGTCTGCTTGTACTCGACCCAGCAGCTGACGCCCTCGGCGCAGAACTCGCTGTCGGGTATTCCTCCCCCGGTCATGCCGCTCTCCACGCTGGTCCACTGGAAGCCAGCGCGGAGGTTCTCGCGGAACAGGGGCCGCAGGTTGCCGTCGTCGCTCAACGGCGGCCTCGCAGCACATCCTCGTCGTTCACGGGCACGATCGGCCGGAGAGCGGGGGAGGGCTGGTGTATCAGCCGCTGCACGTCGCGCTCGGCGGCGTCCACGGGGTCGTCGTACTCGACGTATCGATGGTGGGGCTGCTGGATGCTGGCCACACCGACGAGGGTGATCATCATGCGGCGGCGCTCCACTATCTCGAACGTGCCGGGCTCCGTGTGGCGCACCGTCTCCAGCTGGTCCATGCACAGCGGCCCCAGGCGCAGGTCGGCGAGCAGTGCGTCGACCGTCTCGTGTGGTGCGTCCACGATGGCGAAGTATCGGCTCGGAGCCCCGACGATCGGCTCGGCCAGGTTGATCCGGAACACCGTCACAGCAGCCGCCCCTGGCCGAGGTAGTGGTTCGCCGTGTGGAGCTGGTCGGCGTCGTCGATGTCCGACTTGCGGACCATCCAGCTCAGGTAGTCGCGCGGCAGAGCCGACCAGTCTGTGCCCCGGTGCTTGCCGAAGCGGATCGGTCCGGTCAGCAGCACCGGCTGCCCGCTCAGCTCGATGAGCTGCTCCGGCGTGTGGGTCTCCAGCATGCGGAGCAGCATCTTCGCAGTGCACCACGTGTCGAACAGGGCACGGTGGACCAGCGAGCCCGCCTCCTCGGGCATGTCGCTGACGTCGAGGCCGAGGTAGTAGCGGAGGACCTGGTTGCTGAACCGGGGCGACTCAGGATACAGGTGCATCGCGCAGCGGTAGGTGTCGATCCAGTCCACCGTGGGCAGTATGCCGTCGGCCGGGACCTGCACCGACCTGATCAGGTTCCGTGCCCGCCACTCGCGCGGCATAACACCCTGGTCGAACTCGGCGTTGTGTGCGGAGGGCGTGAGGCCTCCGCTAGTGTCGTAAATGTGCGACTGCTCTTCGATCACCGTCTCAATCAGCGGGGCATCCGCCACCATCTCGTCCGTGATGTGGTGCACGGCCATCGCCTCGATAGAGATGGGTCGACCGGGGCTCACCAGCGAGTGGTGCCAGTCGTCGATGGCCCAGCGCTCGGGAACCTCCATCATCCTCTCGAGACGAACGCCCGCAATCTCGCAGACCCCGCCGTCGAAGCTGGCGGTCTCGGTGTCCAGCACCGTGATGGAGTTGATCATGCGCCGGTCTCCGTCGCCACGCACTCGGCGACCATGTGAGTTGGGTCCAGGTGGGCCATCGGGATCAGCCAGGCCAGGTTGGCGATCGCGTGGCGCGAGTGCAGCCAGTCGGGGTCGTTGGACACGTCCAGGCTGTGGAACTCGAGCCGCTCGCCCACGTCGTTGATCATCGACGAGAGCTCAAGCTCCGAGGCAGTGAGCCGGAACATGTGGACCAGCCACGCACTCTCCTCGGGCGTGGGGGCCACCGAGCGCACCTGGGCGTACTCCTGCCAGAGGTGAGCGGGTACGTCGATGCCGGTCTCCTCGCGGAACTCGCGCTGCATGGCCGCGCCCTGGCTCTCGCCCTCCTCGACGTGACCGCCGACGCCGTTGAGGCGGCCCGCCTGCCAGGCCGGGTGGTTCTTGCGCACCAGGAGGACCAGCTGGCCGACCCGGACGAATGCGCAGACGTATCTCTGCATGATATTATCCTTGTGTTGCAGTGAGTTGCACGATTGTAGCATACCCCGCGACGATTTCTTGAGCAAGGGGACTTTACATTCGCTCATGGGCGTCCTATCTTGATGTCATCGGCGGGGACGGCCCCGCCCCATCACAGGACCGCCATCATGACCAAGACCATCACGAAGCTCCCCGTTGCCGACCTCTCGCTCGGCCAGCTGGTCACAGTCTACAACAGCATCACCGACATCGACATGCGCATCAAGAAGTTTGCCGACCGCCCCGCCGCCATCAAGCGCGTCGAGCGCAAGATGACTGAGGGTGGCTGGGTTCTGATGCTCGAGGACGTGACAATCGAGAGCGGCGTCAAGGCCTCCTTCGACTTCGGCTTCCTGGTCCAGCAGCGCGACTTCGACGCTCTGGTCGCCGCCGCCCCGGCCCCCGTCGCCAAGAAGTCCCGCGCCATCTTCGGCGAGGACGAGATCATCCAGATCAACACCGCGATCGTCAACGCCAACACCGTGGCGGCAGAGGACGGCGGCCCGGTGATCCCAGTCCACAGCAACCCGAAGCGCAAGGGCTCCAAGGCCGCCGCCCGTCTCCAGATCCTGATCGACGCTGGCGAGATGACGGTCGGTACCTACCTCGACGCCTGCGTGGCTCTGGAGGGCGACGACGCCGAGGACCGCTTCAAGTACCGCCGCGACGTCGCATGGGACATCGAGCACGGCTTCATCGTGTTCCCGAACGGCGCGTCCGAGGAGTAGTCCTCGGGCCCGTCCCTCGGCCCCGCCACTGGCGGGGCCATCCACTACAACTCAGGAAACCATCATGGAACTCCACGTTATTCGCGCCCGATCCGTCCGCCCCATATCCGCAGGCATCTCCGAGATCGGCCGCGAGGGAACTACCATCATCGTCCGCTCCGAGACCGACCGGGGTGAGACCTATCGCATCGACCTGCCCCCGTCCGACGTCTGCCAGATCGTAGGCCAGGTCCCCGCCCTCCGCATGATCGACCACTTCGGTGGCGATGCAGGCCGAGCCAGCCGTTTCATGGACGACCTCCGGGCCGTCCTCAACATCAATCTCCAGGAGTAGCCATCATGGCCCCAAAGCCAACCGCCGTTGCCTGCCCAGCCCGTCTACGAGAGCCGCGAGGCCGCCCCATCCTCTGGCTTCCACGTCCGCAAGATCGTCCGGGAGTTCGTGCCCGTCGAGCACCACGCGGGCGGACTCAGCTACGGACAGATCCTCGACGCCATGATCCACGACTCGCTGATGACTGGCGGCCAGATCCAGTCACTCGAGATCGAGATCACCAACCACGACTGGGACCAGATGCGCCAGGCTGGTGGGCCGACCCGCTAGACATCGTCACCCCGTCCCGCCAGCCCCGGCCCGCGCCCGTACCCTCGGCGCGGGCCGTCACACGTCTGGGGTATCTCTGCGGCGGCGAAGCACAACCTCGTAGCCGACCGCGTCGGCCAGGGCAACCAGCGTCTGGAGCCTGACGGAGTGGTCGCTCAGTTTGTCCAGGGTTCGCTCGTTGATCCCGGCGTCGCTGGCCACCTGCGTGAGCGTCCTCTCGTCGGCCCGGACTATCCTGCGGAGCGCTCGCTGCAGCCGCAGCCCCTCGGCCCGTGCCTCGCGGGGCGTCACGCCGCCACCATGCGGGCCCACGCCTCGTCCCAGGTGGCGTTGTAGCTGCCGTCCTTGGCCTTGGCAGCGCCGCCCCAGTCCACGCCGAACTCGGCGTCCACCTTGCAGGGCACACCCAGCTGGACGATCGTAGTCATTATCTCCTGCGCCCGCTCGGCCGGGCCGCGCTCGGCAAAGCTGAAGTCGAGCTCGTCGTGCATCTGAAGAGCGGGCACGATACCCTCGCGCCAGCACTGGCGCATGGCCAGCTTGGTCTGCCGGGCGGCCGACCCCTGGATCAGCTTGTTCATGGCCTTGTGCGTCATGGCTCGCTTGAGGCGGCCCGACCACGGATGGTCCGGGTCGCGGACGCGGGCCAGGGCCTCGTCCCTGTCGCAGGGAGCAGTCTTCGGCGGCTCGCGGTTCTCGGCACGGGCCCGCTCCTGGGCCTCGCGCACGTCGTCCCACTTGACCCAGCGGGGCTCCCACCTGTCGAACCGGCCACGGGCCCCGTCCAGCATGCGAATGTAGCCGCGCTCGTCGGCCCGCTTCTGGCAGACCTCGGAGAGGCGCTTCAGGAACGGGAGCTCCTCGTCGTACTGCTCCATCGTGCGGACGGCCTCCTCCACGGACATGCCGGTCATCGCGGCGAACTTGTCCTTGCCAGCGCCGAATGCCTTGGCGAAGTTGACGTCCTTGGCGCGGCGGCGGGGCAGGCCCGTCAGCTTGGCGGCCAGGTCGTGGAAGTCGGTGTCGGGGTTCTCGTTGTACTCGGCGGCGGCCATGGCTGCGCTGTTCACGCCACAGGCCAGCGCGAAGTGCACCATCAGGCGGAACTCCTGCTGACTGTAGTCGAGAGCGCCCCAGATCTCGCCGGGTTCGGGGAGGAACAGGCCTCGGATGCGTGTGGCGATCGTCGGGTTGCGCGAGGGCATCTGCTGCAGCGGCGGGTCCGAGTAGGAGAACCGGGTGGTCACCGTCCCTCCCCGGTCGTCCTTGAACTGGTGGATCTCGGCGTGGATCCGGCCCATGTGGGTGAAGTTCATCAGGTAGTTGCCGACGAACTTGTCGCCCGCGTCGTGCATCTTCCCGGCCAGGACCACCAGCTGGGGCAGGCGCTCGTCGCGCTTCTCCATCCACTCGGCGCTGAAGCTGTTGTTGCCCTTGGCCGTCCGTGGGTACGGGATGCCCGCCGCGTCGAAGATCTTGGTGAGGAAGCCGTCGCTGTTGACGTCGCGCATGTCCCACTGGCGTCCGATCGGGGCCAGGTCGCTAAGCTCGCGCAGGGCGATGTCCCTCTGGTCGAGCATCCACTGCTTGGTCTGCTCGGCGCGGTCCATGTCGATGCGGATGCCCCGGCGACGCATCTCCATGCACATGGGGATCAGGTCCATCTCCAGGCGATACGCCTCCGTCAGGCCCTGCGCCTCCAGCTGGGGCAGCATCCGCTGGGCCAGGCCCAGGGTCGCCACTGCGTCGTCCTCGGCGTAGGTGCCGACGTAGCGGGCGGGCAGCTTCCACATCTCTGCCTTGGGGTCCACGCCATAGGCGCTGGCCGCCTGGCGGAGCAGCTCCTCGTTCTTGCCGGGGATGCCCTGCCAGAGGGCAGTCGCGTCCAGGTTGTACTCCAGCCGGTTCTCGTCGAGCATGAAGGCCATGCCCATCGTGTCCTCGATGTCCTCGGGGACGGGCACGTCCAGGTCGGAGCTTATCCAGCCCAGATCGTACGGGGCGTTGTGGAAGACCTTGCGCTGGGAGCGGTTGGCGAAGTGGTCGCGCACCCAGCGGGCGACCGCGTCCTGCGGGAAGCACTCCGTCTCCGGGTGAGCTATCGGCGCATAGACGGCGCGGCCCTCCACGGCCATGCTGACGCCCACCACGCGCCCGGCGCGGTAGACCCAGCCGGGGCCGCGCTTCATCGCCAGGCCATCGTCCCGGGTCTCGGTGTCGACTGCCAGCAGCGAGCCGACGCCACGCAGGTCCGGCAGCTCGCTCGGCACCTCCCAGCTGGAGGGCGGCAGCATAAAGTCCATTGGCAGCTGGTCGCCGCCTCGTTTCTTCTTAGGTGCCACGGTGATGGTTCTTTCTCAGCACGTCGAAGTCATGGAACCCCACCGGATGCCGCTGGGGCACCCGATAGAGCTTTACGCCTCTGGCGTCGTAGAGGCCGGACCAGACCGGCATCTCGTCATCTAGTGCGTGGACGGTGATCGTGGCCGTCTGCTCGTGTCGCTCGAGCCAGGGGTCGTAGAACTGTCGATCAGCGGCCATACTCGTCCTGGTGGTCAGGGTGCATCGTGAACGAACCGGCAGAGTTCTGGTCGTATATCGAGTGCCAGGTGTCGCCCTCGCGGGAGCCGTGACCGATCAGCTGGCTGCCCAGATCCTGGAACTCCTTCCAGGTTGCCACCCTGGGCTCGCGCCGGACCTCGGACGAGAACGGAAGCTCCTCGGCCTCCGCAGCATCTGCGTGGTGCCCGCCGTCCTCGGGCGTACCCGGCGAGCGGGGCTCGGCGGGTACGGGCGTAGGGGCCGCCGCGCTCGCCGACGTCCTCACAGCGAGCTCGAGTGGAGCCTGAGAGTCGTAGCGCGGCACCCGGCGCTCGACCCGGCTCTGCGGCTCCTGGGTGACTGCTGCATGTCGAGCGTAGACCGTTCCGAGCAGCGGGAACCAGTCCTCCAGATCACGGCCCTCCGCATGCTCCGGACGGAACCGCACCAGCAGGGGCCTCTCCACGTCGCCATGGGTCTTGATCGCGGCCAGCTCCCCCGCATCGCGCCGACCGTTGACGTAGACCGGGTCGCCAATATCGACCCGGACGCCGGTACTGTCGAAAAGGTGGGTCGGCTCCGTCTCGTGTGTCACAATGCGACCCACGCGCCCGGCGCGGTCGACTGCCATCTCGGCGGCCATGGTGCGCTGAGCTGCGGCAATGTCAATACGAAGACCCGCGTCACGCATCTGTTTGTTGACCGCGCTCATTCGACTGCGCAGAACCAGATCGATCTCGTCCGGTGTCAGACGCAGGCCGGACGGGGGCCGCTGCTCCAGGATGGTGTCCCAGTTGACATTGACCAGGCGGGCATAGCCCTCGAAGTCGACCCAGTGGTCCTTGAAGTAGGGGTCGCCATTGACGATGCGGTGCATCTTGTGGGCGGTCATGTGCAGCGTCTCCTTCATGGAGTCGTGCATCGCGTCCCAGTGGCGGCCCGACTGCAGGGCGCGCATGATGTCCCACGTGATACGAGCGTTGTCGGTGTAGTTGCCGTGGGTGTCCTGGCGCTCGGCCAGCAGATCGTCGGTGTCTTTGCTCATGCGAGCACTCCCGTTGTTCTGTCCAGGTAGCTCTGGACGCAGCTGCGCTCGCCGGGGGCCATGCGGACCGTCTGCTGGTCCAGGCCGTGCCGGATGCGCGAGTGGATTGGACCGGCCAGGGTATTGCCCATGGCCAGCTCGACGGATGCGAACTCCAGCATGTCGACCAGGTCACAGACCTTGGCTCGGCGACGCAGGTTCTCCGGCAGAGTGAATGCCATATGGACCAGGTCCGGCAGAGTGGGGAGCTGGTCCCGCACTGCGCTGTACTCGCGATCGCTGAGAGCCGCCCGCTGGGTATTGGACATGTAGCCCTTGCCGCCGTAGGGCACGTCGCCCGTGACGATCTCGGGCATGTCGTGCACCATTATCCATGTGAAGACCTCGGGCTCGGGTGGGCCCCAGATCTCCATGTAGATGCGCAGCACGTTCCAGGTGTGGTGGCCGACCGTCTCCCGGCGCAGGGTAGGCCAGACGTGCCAGCGCTCCACCTCGCCCGCCATGCGAGAGCTGGTCTCGATGTCATCTGCGGTCAGGGTCACGACTGGTCTCCCGTCAGGACGGCCCGGTTGGCCACGTACCCGGAGCGGACGCGCTCCATGCGAGCGATCTCGCTGCGACAGTCGGCGACGAGGCCGCTGATGCGCCGAGTCTCGCGGGCCAGGGCCGCCTCGTGAGCCCGGATCTCGGCCTCGCGATCGCGGATCTGGCTCTCCAGGCCCGAGATGACCGACTCGGTTGCCGCGAGCATGCGCTCCTCGGCGTCGATGGTGAAGCGTGTCTTCTCGGTCACTTCGCCATCCTCCGTGCGATCCACTCGGCGGCGGCGAGCCGCCAGTCCTGGGCAGCGACTGACCGAGCAATACCGAGGGCATCGTCCACCTCACCATCTCTCCAGGCTCGGTGGGCCCTGCGCATTGGTACAGCAGTGTTACTGAACCACTCATTGGAATAGTGCTGCCCGTGAACCCAGTCGTCGCTCAGGAACAGCTCAACGTCCTCGTCGATCAGCTCCGGCACCGTGAACATCGGCAGCGGCTCCGGGCCGCTGATGCGCTGGTATGGGCTCCAGCCGAAGACGTGATCGGCCGGGGCGACCCGGCCCAGTACCTCGGTGTACCCGTGCCAGTTGTTGGAGAACTGGTACATCTTGCCGACGCCGACGCCAATCCGAGCGGCCAGGTACTCCTGCAGCACGGAGAAGTGCACCGCGTTGGCACCATAGGCACCATAGACGATGTCGTTCGACCGGCAGGTTACGGTGAGGTCCAGAACAGACTGTGTGTCACACTCACCAGTGACCGGATCGGCAGGATACAACTTCTCTGATCGCACCCGCAGGTAGACCTGGGTGTTGCAGGGACGGTCGCGCAGGCCGGGCACACCGAGGTCGGCCTCGACGTCCCACATCTGGATTACGGCCTGACGGTCGAGAGGGTTCTTCTGCAGAAGAGCGACGCAGACGCTGAGCTGATCGTGCTCCTCGAAGTGATGCCGCCACCGATGACCATAGGCCCCGTGGATCCGGCCGTCGGGCTCAGCAAAGCGCTCGCCAAAATTCCGGACGAACTGGTTCAGCCAGGCCGCGTCGCTCCTCCCCCCGATCATCCAGAGCGACTCGAACAGATGGAAGAACGGGTTGGCGTCGCGCCGGGCGTCGAACAGCACGCGATGCGTCGGGTTGTTGTAGACCGTGAGAACGGGGGAGGGACTGACCAGCATGTCCCCGGAGGTGACTGATGTGGAGACTGCGGCCTCGCCGTGGCTGCGGAGGTGGTGAACGCCGATCGCGTAGGCGTCGTTCACGTCGTGTGCGTCGATTACGTGCATCAGACAAGCTCCCCACTGCGGACAACGCCCACGATCTGGTAGCTCGTGAGCTCCCTGACGTCGACCCCGGCGTCGTCACATGCCTCGGCGACAACGTCCTTGATTGGTGTGTTCGGAGTGGTCTCCAACTGGATTTCCCACTCGGCTGCGTCGGTGTTGATCGTCACGTCCACCTTCATGGCTCAGGCCCCCTGATGGTGGCTGGCTGCGCGACGGGCCTTCATGCGCTTGTGCGCACGGTCGTCTGCGGAGCGATGGCTGCCCGAGCCGCGTCCGCGCCGGGGCGTTGTGCCCCGCAGCCGGTCGAAGCGCTCCTTGGTGGTCTCGGTCTGGCCGGAGATCGGCGCAAGGCGCTCGGGCGCAGGGGCCGGGCGCGGGCGGAGCTCACGGGCCTGGCTGGGGATCTCGATTGGCATGGGGGCCAGGCTCCCGGCCATCATGCCGGACATTGCCAGCGTCGCCAGCAGATAGCTCTTAATCTTCATGTGATGTACTCCTTGTGTTGTCCGTCCACCCTGCCGCAGGATCGCGGCAGGAGCTAGTTGACTGAGTCGGGTGCGTTGTGAGTGGCCGTGGCGGCCAGGGCCAGCTCAGCTCTTCGCTCTGCCAGGGCCCGCCGCACGATAACCACAGCCTCCTCCATGGCAGCGAACACCGAGTCGTCGTCCATGCCGACGCGGTCGCCAACACTGACCATGGCCATTGTCGCAGCCACCATTCCGGAGAGCTGGCAGATGTCTAGGGCTGCTTCGTTGATCATCATGCACGTTGCCAGGGCCCCGGCCAGATGTTCAGTCCTGTCACGCAGAGCGACCTCGTCGCCGCTGCAGCAGTCGCAGTTCGGCATCCGGACCGAGTGGGTCAAGGCGCACCTGCCGAGGCGAGCGCCCGCTTCCAGTAGATGGTCAGCTCGGTCCGAGTACCGAACTCGCCGCCCGTCTTGTTGGTCTTCTGGCGCGGAGAGACCAGTCCGGGGTGCAGCTCCTGCATCCGGGCGCACTCGGCCTCGTGGGTCGCGTGGCTCCGGGTCAGGGAGCAGCCGCCCGGCGTCTGGGTGCCCTTGTGGCCCTGGGCGTAGCGATAGAACACCAGCGACGGCAGGCCCCGGCGCAGCAGCTGCAGGTTGACGTCGAAGTCGGACATGCCGTCGACGCGTGGGCGAACGTCCACCGGAACACGGGCATATGCCAGGAAGCGCATGAACCGAGTGCTCTCCACCGAGTACTCGGGCACCCGGTTGTTGCCCTCGCGCCCGCTGATCCCGACATGGTGGTATGTATCCAGAGCCTCGTCGACCTCCTGGAGCATGTCGGCGAGCTGACGATTGCTCGGCGTCGTCAGGTGCCAGTCGGCCGGGTCCTCGCGAATGTAGAAGTCCATGTCGTCGTCGAGGAGGACCATCTTCTCGTCGCCGAACGTGTCGAACATGAACTGACGCGTGGCTCGCAGGTTGCGGATCTCCTCCGGCAGCACCTCGATGTTGACGTCTGGGTATGCCTGCCGATAGGCCTCCCACTCGTGCTTCTGCACGACCAGCGCCAGCGGATAGCCCGCCAGCTCGGCGGCCCGGCGGATGTTACGCAGGGTGATCTGGTCACCGACCCGGCCCAGTGTTGTTATGAACAGACGCATGGTCACAGCGAGAGCTCCCTCTTGAAGTACGACACGGTCCGCTCGATGCCATCCGTGAGTGTGGTGGTGGCCCGCCAGCCGGTGATGCTCTCGATCAGATCGACCGAGGGGCGGCGCTGCTGTGGGTCGTCCACGGCAGCGGGCATGTGTACGATCTCGACAGGGGTCGACCCGGTCATCTCGGCGACGATCGATGAGACCAGACAGGCAACATCGTGAACAGTGGTCTCGGTGGTGATGCCGACGTTGACCGAGCCAACGTGGCCGGACCGGGCCAGCCCGACGAACGCATCGATCACGTCGTCAACGTAGGTGAAGCAGCGAGTCTGCTCGCCGGAGCCGTAGACCTCGATCGGCAGACCGCGAAGCGCCCGGCTGATGAAGTTGGACATCGCCCGCCCATCGTCGGCCAGGGTGCCGGGACCGTAGACGTTGAAGAACCGGGTGGCCAGGAAGCTGGTCCCGTGCATCCGGCGGTGGTCGTGTAGGATCGTCTCGCAGAGCCGCTTCGACTCGTCGTAGCAGGCACGGGGCCCCGTGAAGTTGACCATCCCCACGTAGCCCTCGTGCTGGGGCGAGACGATGGGGTCGCCATAGACCTCGGACGACGAGGTGTAGATGATCCGCCCGCCCGGCGCGAGCAGCTCCAGGCAGCGCCAGAGGCCGTCCACGTTCGCACGGATAGTGCGCAGCGGATCAGACTGATAGTGCCGGGGCGACGCCGGGCTGGCGAGGTGCCAGATCTCGTCGTACTGCTCCGGCAGACCGTGGCCCCCGTCCGCCCGCCAGAACGTCTCGACGTCGCGGATGAGTAGCTCGTCCATGTACTGCCGCCAGCCGTCACGCTCGCGCCCAGTCCAGAGGTTGTCGACCCCGTGGATCACAGCCTCGGGGTACTCTGCCCGAAGCCGCACCACCAGGTTCGACCCGACGAAGCCGCAGGCCCCTGTCACCAGTATCTTCTTCATTTCTTCTCAGTCCTCTCTCGCAGCGCTCGTCTGAGGTATGCTACCATATTGTGCAGTGATCGACCGCTGAGCCTACCCACCACGGGGTAGCGCAGGTTCACAGAGTCAACAGCCCAGATGACGTGACACTTGCCGTTCTCCAGTCGCCCCTCGAGGCCAAACTCGGCAGTCACGTCGGTGAGTTTTCGCCGGACCTCCCGGCTCAGTCGCTGGTCAGAGGCCACGTGTACTCCCTCCCCGGCTCCTCGGTCCAGCCGAGGCCTCCGTACCATGTGGGGTCCTTCTCCAGCAGCCTGCTGCGATGAGACGCGTGGAACTCCGGGTCGCCCAGCCAGGGCGGCATCGTCACGTCGGCGGGATCGGGGAGGGACGGGTACGTGGCTCCATCACGCACGAGGGCGTGATGCACCTGCTCCAGCTCCGGGCCGTCTATGCGGAATACGTGATAGGGGTGTGTCATGTTGTTCGTGTAGCCCCGGCGCTCCCACTCCATAACCACGCAGCTCATGTACAGCTGGAGGGCGGGCTCGTACCCGGCCCACATCTTGGTGGCCGGGTGGCTGACCCATCCGGACCGACGCTCGCCCTCGGGCTCGCTCATCACGGAGCGGCCCTCCAGGGCTCGTAGGATCTGGCTGCACTCGACCCGCTGCTTGCCCAGCCGAGCGCGGTCCAGGACCATGGCCGAGCAGACGAAGTTTGGGTACGGAAGAAAAGTCTGAATTGCAGCCTCCTGTCGATCTGGCAGACCGGCACTATGTCACGGGATCGTCGCCCTGACAAGCCAACCAGCGCTCCAGCTCCTCCTCCAGGCGAAGGCCGGTGAGGACGCGGTTGATCTCCTCGTTGTACCACCGGTTCAGTCCTGACGCATGCGGGACCAGGCACCACTGTGCCGGGCCGGGGCTGGCCATCAGAGAGCCCTCGGGCCGCTGCCACACCAGTGGCATCGTCGCTGGCAGGCGGAACGCGGTGAGGACAGCCTGGCCGAGCAGTACCACCCTCCGCCCATCCAGCGACGACCAGAGGGCGGGTGCCACCTCCTGAGCGGCACGGAGGGACCAGTCCCTGCCGACCAGCACGTTGCGCCGATCGAAGCCCCGCATGTAGGTGCCCCGGAACGTCTCCGGCCGGACGGCAGCCAGCATGTCGTGCAGGCGCTGCCCGGCCACACCCTGCGGATATGGTGCAAGGGCGTGGACCGGGTCGGCGGAGTGCGGATTATTCATTCCAATCAGTACGGTCCGGGTGTCAGTCATCGATCCCCTCGAACCGTCCGTCGTGGAACTCGCCGTGCAGGCGCACGTGGCCCTGACCGATGTGGTCGAAGTAGACGACCACGATGTCGCCCTCCACCAGGGGCCGGGTGCTGGCCGAGACACGGGCCCCGATCAGAATGGTGTACTCGCCCTGCGTCCTCCTGTGACGGAAGCGGGCCAGGGTGAGAACGAGTGGCCGGGTGAGCCACTCGAGGTTGAACTGCATCCGCCGCCCATTGACGTTGGCGTCCATCAGTGGGCCTGCGCGCGGGGCATGCGGAGGGCACAGATGGTTATCGCCTCGATTGCCTCGGTCTGCTCGCCGACTAGCAGGCGCTCGGCGGCACGGTACTCGCCCTCGGTGGGCCGGTAGCTCCGGTCGGCAGTCTGCTTGACCTGGAAGTCAGCGGTCAGGCAGACGTCCCCATAGTCCAGGTCGTACTGCCGGGCGATCGCCAGCAGCGGGAATGACGACTCCTGCCACGGCGGCATGACGAAGCCCTCGGTGATGCACGTCTCAGGCACTGTTAGCATGGTAGTTCCTCTCTTCTCGAATGTGTCCGGGCTCGTCTCGACGTAGCCCTCAGAGAGCAGGCGCTGGCGCGTCTGCTGCATGAACTGTGCGGCTGCTGCGGACTGCAGTAGGAAGTTGGACATCTTCGCCGGGCCGGGCGTGTAGCGGATGCCGTGCAGATCGCTCTTCTTCATGCCACAGGCTCCCACAGTCGACCACTGGGGCCACATGCGCCCCACCGGGCCTTGGAGCACTCTGTGCTCCTCTGCTCGTACTCTCTGGTCTCGCCAGTCACGGGATCATGGTGCGTGAATGCTGGCTCGTCGCACTTCGAGTTGGTGCAGATGGGGCCACGGATTGAGAACCAGCCCGCCCGCTTGTAGAACTTGCAGTTGGTGCACACTGGGGTGATCATGCTGCCTCCTCCACCTGGGCTGGCTTCTTCGCGTCGGGCTCCTCGACGTGCTCGACGTCGACGAGGGTCTCCTGGGCGCGGGTCAGCGCCACGTAGATTAGGTTGATCTCCTGCTCCTGCTGCCAGGGCTGCTTGGCGCGGGGGCTCGGCATGAACTGCTCGCGACCGTAGATGAACACGCGCGGCCACTCCAGGCCCTTGGACCGGTGGACGGAGCTGAGGACGATCAGCGACCGGCTGTTGCCGACGTCGTCGAACATGTCGCGGATCATGGCCTGGAGACCGGCGACGGTCGTCACGCCCTGCTCCGCGCCCCGGTCGACCAGCACACGCATCGTCTCGCGCTGGTCCTCCAGCTGCTCGGCCTTGGTCTCGTCCTCGCGCTGGCGAGCCTTCTCAAACTCCCGCTCGAAGTAGGCGTCCAGGCGGTCACGCAGGGCCTCCAGGGTCTTCACCTTCCAGCGTCCGGCCAGGGCGGCCAGGCCCTCGCCTATTGAGCGGCCCTCGATCTTCGCTGGACGACCCTCACGGATCAGGCGGAAGCAGAGCGACACAAGGTGCTTGTTGTAGCGGCAGAGGATCGCGTCGCCGGGCCGGGCGAACTGGAGCATCTCGACGCGAGACATGTGCAGGTGCTCGCCCTCGGGGGCGCTGGCGGCGGCCTCGATGTGGCTCACGAACTGCCGGGCCACCCGGACCACGGCCTTGGGGCAGCGGTAGGTGACGGTCAGCGGCAGAGTGATCGCGGAGAACTGGGTCTTGATCAGCTCGAGGCTGTCGGCGTCGGCCCCGGTGAAGCCGAAGATGGCCTGACGCGGGTCGCCCACGGCGATGAGTCGGCCGCCCGGTGCCAGCATGCGGCGGGCCATCTCGCGGCGTGTGGGGTTGGTGTCCTGGGCCTCGTCGACCAGCACCCAGTCGTTCTTGAAGAAGCGCAGATCCATGCGCAGCGGCATGTAGATCATGTCGTCGAAGCTGATGACGTCGCGCTGGCTGAACGCCTCCTCGAGCGTCCGCTGCGCCAGCCGGACGAACAGACCCATGTCGGCTCCCTCAGGCAGCTTCTGGTCGATCTCGTGGCGGGCGACCTGGTCCAGCCAGTCGGTGAGTGTGGGACGCTCGACGAGGCCCCGGACGAAGAAGCCCATCTGCATGGCCATCGAGACCAGCTGGTCGATCGCGGCCTCCCAGCCCTCGGCGGCAGTGTCGGCCACCAGACGGGTCGCGATGTTGCGGACCTTCTTGCCGGTCTTGTCGACCTCGACGCTGCGCAGAGCATAGCGCAGCGCACCGAAGCCGACCGAGTGGAACGTGCCGGCACGAACGTTCTTCAGATGAGCCACCCGCTCCTTGAGCTCAGCGCCCATCTTGGAGTTGTACGCACACATGGCGACGGAGCCGGTCATACGCTCCACGGCACCCACCAGGGTGGTTGTCTTGCCAGCACCGGCCACGGCCTCGACCACGGCAGACCCCTCCCCGCTCGTCACGAAGTCGTAGATGGTCTGCTGAGCGGGGGAGGGAGGGAACTTCTTGGCTGAGTTGGACACTGGTCGGCTCCTGTTCTGGCGGCGGGGCCATCCCCACCGGTCCTAGTGTGATATGCGATCTCAGGAGACCTGTAAAGCCACAATCTTGTTGCCCGGCCCCAGGGTGCCGATCTTGATGTAGCGATCGCTCAGAGTGATGTGCGTGTCGGACCTAGCCAGCTTCCCTGCCCGTCGCCCGCCCTTGTAGACCCGCGAGCAGCGGATCGTCACGTGCCAGTTGCGGTTACTGTAGACGGAGGCGTGGCCCCTGGCCTCGTGGACCACGTAGCAGCAGCCGGTGTCCCGCTCCTCGTAGACGTCGCTCTCGGAGACGCCCATCTCGGCCAGAACGATGGCGCTGAACTCCGCCTCGAGCGCCCGGCGCTCCTCGTCCAGTTCAGCGAGCCGGTCGCGTATCTCGTCGGATCTTGCACTCACAGCCACACCACCCATCCCTTGCGCCGGTAGCTGTACTCGGCGATGAGGCCCGCCGCCTTGGCCGCCCGCTGGATCTGCTGGCCCTCGACGTTCCTGCGCCGGGGCTCGGCCTGACTGACCACGAGGAAGACGCAGTCCGATCCGACTGACCTGACCAGCTCACGTGCGTCGGTTGCCTGGCAGAAGAGTAGTGGGTCACAGAGGTGGACGCGACGATCCACGCGCGTATCGAGCGCAGCCATCAGGTCAGACAACTTCATGCCCTCACCGTACTCGTGTCCGAAGGGTGTGTCGCTCATGGACGGAACACCTGACGCGGGCGGCCCTCGCCGGTCCGGACACGCTCGTACTTGTCGAACTCACAGAGCGTGTGCTCCACGGTGCGCATGTCCCAGGCGGGCCATCCCCACAGCATCGTGCCGTCAGGTGGGAGGCTGTCCGTCTGGTGGCGGTAGTTCTGATGTGCCTCCAGGCTTCCCAGTGGGTCGAAACCAGAGGGGCCACGTTCCTGCGGCCAGTTCTCCGGCTTGCGCGACTCGGCCAGCAGAGCCTGCATGAGAGTGTTCAGCACCTGCTTCTGGTTCGCACGGAAGTAGTCCAGGCGACCCTGAAACACCCGGCCCAGCCCGCGCGTCGCGCCGGGGCCGGGGTTGGCCCAGCCCAGCCGGTCGGTGAACCGGAACGTCTGGTCCAGGTCCGTGACGATCTCGTACGCCATGAAGTCGCCCAGGTACGGGAACCGGCGCAGCCAGCCCCAGAGCATCTCGGCTGAGATGTTACCCTCGCCGGAGACCAGCATCGCGGAGACCTCGTGGTAGTCGGGGCCCTCGGGCGACGCCTGACTGGTGATCCCCGTCATCTCGTGACGCTGATCAACGAACCAGCGGATACACTGCAGAACACCGTTCAGCTTGTCGTAGCCATCCGGCGTCTTGATGATGTACGACCCGGTGACGTATGGGCCCGGCCCACAGAACGTGGCAATAGCCTGGTGGAGGGGATCCGTCGCAGAGCAGCCATGACCCTGGTCGACGCGACCGTTGTTCATCGCCAGCTCAGTCTGGAACATGAACCAGGCCGTGTCGCCACCAAGCAGGTCGGGCTGGTTCCATATCGCCTCGCCCGTGCGGATCCGGTTGAACCAGCGGAAGAGCACAGTGGCCAGAAGCAGATCCTCCCTGAGCACCCGCTCGCGGACGTTCTCGCGCAGCCAGATGGTGGTGGTGTCGTCCTCGCGGTGGACGTTGCAGAAGCGAAACTGCTGGAGGATGCCGTCCTCCGTCCAGGGGCCGGGGCGACCGGCGCGGCGGCGCAGCAGAATGGCCTGGCGCTCGCGGGCGTAGGCGAAGAAGCGGCGGATGCCGTCGGCGGGGTCGTGAGTCATGATGGTGTCTCCTGTCGGCCCTCAGCATAGCGCGGGACCGGGCCCCTGACAAAGCGAAGACCCCGGCCACTCAGAGAGCGGGCCGGGGTCCATGCAGGAGTCGCCATCACACGACGCCCCTACCCTGCCCCGAGAGGGGCGCGGGGTAAAGGGCTCGGGGTGCTAGAGACCTGCCTCCTCGACCTTGAGGAAGCTCTTCTTCTGGTTGTAGTCCAGCTCGCTGAAGGCAGCGGCCTGGTTGCCGACGGCCTTGACATAGGCAGCGACGGTCATGCCGTCGACCAGCTTGGCGAAGCGATCGTGGGTGGTGGTGCCAGCACGCTTGGGGTTGTTGTCCTTGCCGAACTTCTTGCCATCCTTGTCCGCCTGGAGGCGGATCACGGCGGTGTCGGCGAACTTCTGCTTCTTCTCAGCCTTGGGGGCTGCGGCAGCGGCGGCGGTCTTCGGAGCATCGGCCATATTGTCGTCCTTCTTCTGGTTGAGCTGAGTCATCAGCCTGCGGTCCGTGCGGACCTGTTTGAGCACCTCGGCGGGATCCTCGGGCACGTCTCGGGCCAGACCCAGGAGTCGATCCCAGATCCTGTCGGCCCGCTCGGCCACCCGCTCCAGACGCACCCTGTCGGGCAGGCCAAGGTCCGGGTGAACTGAGCTGAGAACGGCCACACGCAGTGCCTCATCCCCGATCTTCTCGAGCAGACGCCCGATCTCGAGCATGTTGTACTGTCGCGTGATGTCCTCGGCTCCGGCCAGGATGGCATCACTCGGCTGGACTAGGGCATGGCCGTAGGCAGCGTCGCGTGACGCAAACCTCCAGATGTCCCCCCATCCCTCGCGGGTGATTGCCAGACAGACCATTCGCCTCGGACCTCGCCACTTGTTGCGATCTCACCATGCGGCATGATAGGTCAGATGTAAACTGACCGTGCGAGCCGGGTCTTGATCGATCAGACGTCGTAGCTCATACTCGTCTCGGGGGCGACCACGGTCAGCCGCTCTCGGCTGCGCGTGACTCCCACGTACCAGACGCGGGCCTCGTCCTCAGGGTTGCTGTGCGCCTCCTCGAAGGTGCGCCGGGCCATGTCCCGCAGCAGCACCACGTGGTCGGCCTCGCCGCCCTTGGCACCGTGGATTGTGGACAGGCGCACACGCGCCCGGCCCGCCGAGAGCGACTCGCCCCGCTGGCGGGCACGCAGCATGTACACCATCTCCTCGCGCGGGATGCGGTCCAGAGCCTCGTGCCAGATCTCGTCCCTGAGAAGTCCCCCCCGCTCCCGCAGCCAAGCCATATCAACCGGCTGAGCGGGGGGGGCACCCGGAAGCGTCTTGTACCCGCGCCGGACGCCGACGCCGCTGGCCATGTACTCGTAGATGCGCTTGGCCTCGTCAGCGGTGACCTCGCCCCCGGAGCGGAGTGTCTCCCAGCTGCGGACTGCCTCGAGAATGCCCTGGGACACGGAGCTGTGGCCCCGGTACTCGAAGATCACACCGTCCGACTTCAGAGTGACCATGGCAGACTTCAGTGCGAATGCGTTGCGCCCCAGGATCAGCACGTCCTGACCCGACGTGTCGACGTCGCTGAAGCGCTGAGCCCGCTCGACGAGCCCGGTGCCCTCGCGGGGTGCCCAGTCCTTCGGGCGACGATGCGCCACGCGGCTGATCATCTGGTGGCTCAGCTCCTGGATGGCGGGTGGGCAGCGCCAGCTCTGGCCCAGCACACGGGGCCGCCCCTCCATGTCCACGAAGTGCTCCACGGCGGCCCCGGCCCAGCGATAGATCGCCTGGTCGTCGTCGCCCGCGAACACCACGCGGCGGCACCCCCGCGCCAGCCGCTCCACCACGCGCCACTGCAGCATGGAGTTGTCCTGCGCCTCATCGACGAAGAGCACCTCCAGGTGCGGTGACCACTCCGACCGGGCGAACATGTCCAGCATGTCGGTGTAGTCGTAGAGCTGACGGTCCTGCTTGAACTGGGTCAGCGCCCGGCCGATGCGCTCCACGAACTGCCACGGCAGTCCATCGTGACCTTGCTCGTACTGCTGACGCAGCGTCAGGCCGCGCACTCGAGCCAGGTTCTCCATGAAGATGGCGCGGTCGCCCATGGTGAAGCCCGCAGTGGTGCCGTCGTCGCTCATGCGCATCTCGCTGAGCTCGACGCCGATCCAGTCGCCGAACTCCACCATCTTCTTGCCCTCGAACACGTCGGCGTTCGATAGACCCAGGGCGTTGAAGCACATGGAGTGCAGAGTGCGGAAGTAGCGCAGCTGCTCGCGCTCCAGGCTGAACCGCTTCATCGACCGATCAATAGCCTCGGTCGCGGCCCGCTTGGTGAAGCTGAAGTAGCCGATGCGGTCCGGGGCCGTACCCCGCGCCAGCTCCTCGTCGACCATGCCGAGGAGGGTCGTGGTCTTCCCGGTGCCGGGCGGCCCGAGGATGATCTCTGGTGTCATAGTGATGGCCTCATGTCGTGTACTGCCTTGTAGATCTCAGTCTTGTCGACCGTAGTCAGCTCCAGGGTGTTCAGAAAGGCGAGCACATCGTTCAGGGCCCGCCACTGCCCTCGGGCGTAGTTGTGGTCGATCTTGTCCACGATACCCCTGATCATCTTCCTGCGCTGGTTCTCCTCGGCCGTGATCACCTCGATGCAGTCGGGGTTCACGCAGAGCGAGAAGACACACCTGTGGTCGCGATGGTGGCCCGGCGGACACTCCTGGCCGCCCAGCACCTCGCTGCTGAATCTATGCGCCCGGACCGTCAGCCTGCCTAGCTTGAAGCTGCCGTACCACTTGCGGTTCCCGCCGCCCCGGCTGCGCCCTCCGGTCCAGAACCAGCAGCCGCACGGCAGCTTGTCCACGTAGGACATGAAGCGGTCTATGTCGGCCTGTGTTGCCCGGAGGAGAGCCATCAGATCGGGTCGCGGACGGAGGCGGGAAGGTCCAGCTCGGGCGCGGGCACGAACTCAGCGCGAACCCAGAAGGTCTGCACCCCGCTGCCCTTTATGTTGAAGAAGTGCTTACCCCCCATCTCGAGCAGGCGCTGGGCCACGATGTTGCGGCCCCAGATGGTGAACTTCTTGCGCTGCAGGTGGTCCATGAGGTCGCGCAGCCGGAAGTAGTGCCGCCCCTCCTCCTCGTCCAGCCAGGGCTTGCCCAGGAACAGATCCTCCTTGGTCTGCCCGGCGTGGCGGTTGATACAGAACTCCTGCAGCTCCTCGAGAAAGTGTCCCAGGGTGCTGACCTCGGGCGGGGCCTCGATGATGTTGGCGTTCGTCATGGCCTCGCCGATCATGGCGTTCCACGTGTCCGGCTTCATGTTCATGAACATGGTGGTGATCTTCTCGGCGCAGGCCAGCTGGAAGTCCTTGTAGTTGACCAGCTCCCGCGTCGTCAGCTCAATGCGGTTGTCCTCGATGTCCAGGAACCAGATGGGCGGCTCCGTGTCCAGCTTGCTGAGGCCGCTGACCACCGGGTACATGCCGCCACCGCCGACGCCGAACTTCCGCATGCGGCAGAGCGTCGAGTTGCAGTAGCTGATGAGAGGCGCGTCCTTGCACTTGTAGTTGTAGTCCCGACGCTCCAGGTTCTTGATGGTCTCCAGAACCTCCTCGGAGTCAAGAGGTGGCCGCATGAACTCACGGTTGTACTTCTCGAGCATCTCCTTCCACTTGGATCCGAACTTCTTCTTGCAGAAGATGCCCAGTCCGAAGAGACCGTTGTTCCGGCTGCCATCGGGGAAGCCGACCGCGCTGAGATGCTGCAGGCAGGGCGGCCCATCGTCCAGCGACTCATCCTGAGCCTCCTCCAGCACCGGCCTGGCCCTCTTCAGGTCGGTCCGACTGCTCTCGGCCAGCGTCAGGAACTCGCCGAGGGTCATCCCACCCATCGTCTCCTTGACCGCGTAGCGCTCGGTGCTGTCTCCGCCCAGATACGGCATGTTCAGCCAGTTGCCCAGGTCGCCACGGTCGCCGAGGATCTGGTTCTGCTTTGGGAATATCTCGCAGTCGCCCCACCCCAGACTGGCCGCGATCTGGCGAAGCTGGGCGCGGATCTGCTCGGCAGGAACCGGGGTGCTGAGGAACAGGTACAGGTGGGCCCCGCCCGACTTGGACCGACAGACGATCAGCGGCAGCTTCATGGAGCGCAGGCGCTTCACGGTGTCGGCCAGGTTGATGTCGTACTTGTCCACGTCGATGCAGCCCCAGACACAGGTCTGCTCCTCGCTTATCGGGATTATGCCCAGGGGCTTCTCGCCGCTGAGGTGGGCCTCCCAGAGCTCCTCGGTCACTGGCTCACGGACCGTGCGGGCGCTCTTCTTAATCTCCAGCTTGCCGCCCTTGGACTCGCTCCTGGAGGTCAGTCCGTGGGTGCCGTGAGCACCCATGTATCCTGCGAACAGGCGCATCATGCGCGCAGCCGCTGACAATTTCACTTCGGTAGTCATCTACCCTGTCCCAGTGTGACGGCAGCCGAGCGCCCCACACCGGGGCGCTCGGTCAGTTGGCTTGGGAACTGGGACTAGATGGGGATGTCCTCGCCGGTCTGGTCGCCGCCGCTCTTCTGCGACTCAGAGCGCACGTCGGCAGTGATCGTGTTCGCCTGGAGCGAGTCGTTGAGCGCCCGGCCCCCGGCACGAACCTCGGCGTCGGTGATCCAGCCCGCGTCCTTGACCTCGTACTTGAACCAGGACTGAGCGCCCTCCTGGGTGAACTTGGTGCGCAGATTGAAGGCACGGAACCAGCTCGGGCACTTGCCGCCGTTTGGCAGCTTGAGCATCTTGAGCTGGTTGGTCAGGCCACGCGAGATCGTGTGGTTGGTGCCGGCGAACGGAATGACCACGGGCATCCAGCCCATGTTGGGGATCAGCAGCTGGGCATAGTGGTAGCGGGTGTCGACCAGACGGGTGCCACCGGGCATGACCCAAGTCTTGCGCTTGTCGTCGCCGTCGCCGAGCTCCTTCTCCTCGGCCTCCGCCGGGCGCTCGTCGAACGGGTACTGGGCGACAACGGTGCCTGCACCGGGCTCGCCGTCCCACTCGACCCACATGTGCTGGAAGCCTGCGAACTGGACGGCCAGGAAGACGGCCTCCGGGTCGAGCACCAGACCCAGCGAGCGGATGATGAGGTCGCCAGACTTGGCACCCTCGATGTACTTGGAGTGCTGGCGCTTGACCTCGGCGGAGTTGTCCTGGAGGATCGCCACGATCGGGACCAGGCTGTCCTCGGCCCGCTCGGAGTAGCCGAAGTCCTGGACGCCATCCAGCTCAGTGCTGAAGTCCCCGGCCAGTGCCAGATCAGTGCCGAACTGCGCCATAGCCAGCTCGGTGCCGGTTCCAGCGTCTGCATTCTTGGTAGTCTCGTCCTTAGTCTCTGCCTTAGCCATGTGATGTCAGCCCTTTCTCGGCTTGATCTTAACAATGGTGCCAACCACGGCACCAAGCTTCTCGAGGTCCATTACTGGATCGGTCTCGTCGTGGTCCCGGGACACCCACTCCTTGACGTAGGAGGTGAGGGTGTTCCAGGGCACAGACATCTTTACGTCGGGATGCGGCAGATCGAAAGCCACGTCCTCGTTGGTGCCCTCGGGCTGGCGCTCACGCAGCACATCGAGAACGATGGTGGTGAACTCCTCCGTGCGGAGCGCGGCCAGGAAGCCCTGCACCTGCTCGTGATCGCCCCGGTTGAACTGGAGCGAGACGACGTTCTTGATCAGGTCGCCCGCGCCCAGCAGCTCCAGATGCTCGAAGGCCGCCGCAATGCGCTCGGCCTCCCACTCGGCGGATATGGAGGCCTTGGCATACGGCTCGGAGACCAGGTCCACCCCATGCTCCCCGGCGTTGGGCAGACCGATGCGGTCCTGGCCGATCTCCGCCATGAGGTCCGGCATCTCCCGGTGAGCCAGCGCCATGCGCCGCTCGGTGAGCGTCTTGACCTGGGCCTCAGCCTCCCGGATCTTTCGATCGGTCTCGACCAGCTCCTCGCCCAGCTGGCGCAGGCGGGTCATACCCTCCTCGGTGGGCACGGTGCTTAGGTCGACATCAGCTGCCTCTGCGGCAAGCTGAGCCATGAAGTCGGACATGATGGGGTCTCCTGTGACAGTCCTGGTTGGGAGAGCTAACCTAGCCGGGGAGCGGGGGAGGAGAAAGCCAACCGTCTGTCCGGCTATCGGATTATTGGATATACGTCGCATGGGCGCACGATCACGCACCGCTGCGCACCCGAGGTATAACCAATAATGCAATAGGATTTCCGCCAAGTCACTGAAAGAAGGACACAATCGCCTATTGGATTTCGTATTACATTCTGTCACAAGTACCCCTGATGTAATAGTTTACTCGTCTACTTCTCCCTCGACAGAGTGTGCGCGGGGCCCGGACTATTGGATTACGCCTCTCGAGAGCGGGTACACTATTGGATCAGCAGCGACATGGGTTGCGACCCCCGGCCTCCCCGGATATACTTCCGGCTGCCTGTAGCAGGAGACCCATCAGCAGTGACATACGAGTTCAAGACCCAGCCCTGGGACCACCAGCGCACCGCCCTCAAGCGGGCCTGGAAGCGCCCCGGCTTCGCGTACCTCATGGAGATGGGTACGGGCAAGACCAAGGTGGCAGTCGACGAGGCCGCCATATACTACGAGCAGGGTATGATCAGCGCGATGGTGGTCATGGCCCCCAAGGGCGTCTACCTAAACTGGGTGCGCCCCGGTGGCGAGCTGGACACGCACATGCCGGATCGTGTTCGCGAGCCAGCCGTGGTCGCCATCTGGCGGTCCGGCGGCGGCAACAAGGAGAACCAGCGCCAGCTCGAGCGAGCGCTGCAGCCGGGCCCCGGCCTGCGCATCCTGGTCATCAACACTGAGTCGGTGCAGTCTGCCGGACCGGCGCGGGTCTATCTGGAGCGCTTCCTCCGGGCGCACACGTGCATCTGGGACCTGGACGAGGCCACGTTCATAAAGAACAGCGACGCGGCCCGCACCAAGTTCATTCTCAAGGTGGCCCCGCTGGCCAAGTACCGCCGCATCATGACGGGCTCGCCAATCACCAAGTCGCCACTGGACATCTACTCGCAGTTCGAGTTCCTGCAGCCGGGGATCCTGGGGCATCGCAGCTTCTTCTCCTTCCGTGCGCGCTACGCAGTCACGAAGAAGGTCGACTTCACGCCGAGGCACCTCAAGGATCAGGGCAAGCGGGGCCGCGAGACGATCGTGGTGGTGGCGTACCGCAACCTCCCCGACCTGACTCAGCGCATCGACGATCACTCGTACCGTGTCACCAAGGACGAGTGCCTGGACCTCCCACCCAAGATCTATACTCAGCGCGACGTCGAGCTGACCGAGGAGCAGCAGCGCCTCTACGTCCAGCTGCGCGACGAGGCAATCACCATGGTCGGCACGGACGGGGCCTTCGCCAGCAGCGACATGGTCATCAAGACCCTGCTCCGCCTGCAGCAGATCATCTGTGGCTACATCAGGGACGACGACGGCGTCGTTCACCAGGTGCCGAGCAACAGGGTCAGCTCTCTGCTGGAGCTGATGGAGGAGACCCAGGGCAAGGTGATCATCTGGAGCCGGTTCCGCGACGACATCGACAAGATCGTCGAGGGGCTGGCCCAGCAGTACGGGCGCGAGGCAGTGGCCCAGTACCACGGCGGCAACACGGACACCCGCCAGGCCGACGCGATGCGGTTCATCCAGGACCCGGCCTGCCGCTTCATGGTCAGCAACACCCAGTCGGGCGGGTACGGGAACACCTGGATTGTGGCGACGACGGTAGTCTACTTCTCCAACGACTTCGACCTGGAGAAGCGCCTCCAGTCCGAGGATCGCGCCCACCGGGGCGGCCAGACCGAGAAGGTGACATACGTCGACATGATCGCTCGCGGCACCGTGGACGAGAAGATCGTGAGGGCCCTGCGCGAGAAGATCGACATCGCGACAACCGTCATGGGCGACGACTATCGAGAGTGGCTGATATGAGTATTTCTTTTCTCAGAAACCGACATGGCTGAAATGAAGCACCCTTGGCATTACGATCAAGACGACCTATCTTGAGTGGACCGACGGGGATGGCCCCGCCGCCAGCCAGGAGCCGACCGATGACCTTCCAGATCTGCCGCATCAGCCCAGTTCACCACTTCTCCACCGACGCGATGATCGGCTCAAACGCCACTCGCCTCCCGATGAACTACAACTCTGAGGCTCTGGCTCACAAGCTGGCGGGGCGTCTGGCTCGTCAGGAGTACGAGGGCTTCGGCGACGACTACTTTGTGGTCGTCCCGTTCGGCGGTTCGCCCTGGCGTGATGTGGTGCGTCAGGCTTCGGCGATGTCTGATCTGGACGACATGCCGTTCTAGTAACCGATCCTTAACCCGCCGCCCGCTACAGTGGCCTCCTGTCCAACCAGGAGGCCATCGCCATGTTCCGCACTCAGCTCGCCGCAGTCCGCTTCTCCCGCATCGTTCACCGCGCCTGGGCCTCGCCCCACTTCGACACGGCCATCTCCGTCGGACTGTTCATGTGTGTGATGGTGCTGGTGGTCGTCGTTCTGAACCAGCCGGTCTGCCCCGCCAGCCTTCCTCAGTAGAGACGAGAGGGCCCGCTGCGCTACCTACTAGCGGGCGGGCCCTCTCTGACGATCCCTCGACGACGCTGAGTCGTGCCTACATCGCTGTAGCCCAGCTGTATACCGCCGCGCCCACCAGCCCGGAGAGCGCAGAGATGACCGCGTAGATGTAGAGCTTGTGTGTAGGCGGCAGACCGGGGAGGGGCCGCTGCCCCGCCCACCAGCACAGGATGCCCCCGCCGAGGATCCAGAAGGCGAAGAACCCGTCCACCGGGTTGCCGATCATCCACTCCGGGCGGTAGATGAGCGCCGCATAGACGCGGCTGCCAACGACTACGTCATGCAGCGTCTCCGTCTCCAGGCGGATGGACCAGACCCAGATCTCGCGGCAGCCGAAGCCACTCCAGAACAGCACGTTGCCCATGAGTAGCTGCCAGTTGTCCTGCATGCCGCCCCGGCGCAGAGCCCGGAGCGCAGGCAGGAGAAACCTGCCGGTGTTGGCGTAGGCGAACACAATCGCCAGGGCCGCCACAAGATCGCGGGTGTTCCCCGTCCCCAGCACGGGGACGGCCACCCAGTAGACCGCCACCGACAGCAGCATAATCCAGAGCGCGTTGTTCATAGTGTAGTCCCTAGTCCTCTCCTCGGGCGCTCGCCAGCGCACGTGCGAACATGTCGTCCACACGGTCCATCTTCTGTGTCAGTCGCTTGCGAACGTGGCGCTGCTCAATTCGCAGCTGGCTGGTCTCGCGTACCAGATCGAGATCGCGGGTGACCACCGGCACTGGCGGCAGCCGGAAGTGGCTCAGTACTCTGTTCAAGATCGACCTCACTTTCCTGCGGCCTCCAGTCTGGAGATTGTACGCTCGAGCAGCTCGGCGAGGGTGTCCGCCTTGCGCTCGGCCTCACGCTCACGCTCGTTGCTCTCGCGTAGTGAAGTGTTGAGCTGGACGTTCATGTCCTTGAGCTCGGCACTGTGCGTCTTGGCGTCGGCGGAGCGGCCCAGCCGCTCGTCGCGCCACGCCCGCCACAGCAGCCACAGGAGCCCGGCGCTGGCGAGAATAGTGATGATCAGTACCGCGCCGAGGATGCTCTCGTTTATCAGACGAGTCGCGGCCTCGGCACCTGTCCTTGCAGCAGCTGTGGGATCCACCGGACACCGTCTCTACTTCTTGTCGGAGGCTGTCTGACGCCAGACCTGAATGCCCAGCACGGCGCAGCCCGCGATGAACGCGAACGTGAGGAACCCCGTGATCTCGTTGAAGTTGCCCAGCGAGCTGCTCTGCCGCGTCCACAGCAGCCAGAGGATCGTGAAGATCGTGGCGGTGTAGCAGAAGGTGAAGCAGATGGCGAAGAGTGGCTTCCAGAGGCGGCTCAGAATGCCCTGTGCCTGCGCGTCCTCGCGCAGCAGCGACTGGTAGCCCAGCATGACGGGGGTCGATGCCTCGATGACCCGGACAAAGTCCTGCTCCACCTGCTGCACCACGACCGCCGAGGAGGGGTCGCTGTCGATCTTCTGTGCGATCTTCTCGCCGGTCGCCTCGGGCGTGGACTGCTGGGGTACGGAGAGGCTCTCGGCCAGCTGGTCGATGATCCCTCCGGCGATCTGCCCCCCGATCCCCCCGATCTGGTTCTTGACCAGGTCGCGGAGAACTGGAGCCCCGGCCCGGATGAGTGCGTCGGTCCAGTCAGCCATCACAGTCTCCTAACAAGTGCGTTGATCTCGTCCTGGTAGCGCCATGCCAGCCAGACACAGCCGATGACCATGATCGCCAGGCCGCCCCAGATCAGAGCCGGTCCAACCCAGCCTAGCTCAAGACCGTCCCATGGAATAGCCCCGGTCCCGTCCGTAGCCTGCTCAGTAGCCCCGGCACCCGCCACGACGCCACCCCCGGCGACAACCTTCCCTCCGGCTGCCTGAAGATCCATGGTCCTCTGCAGCGCACTCAGCGTGGCCGGTCCGATGATGCCGTCCACGCGCAGGGTGCCGTGGTCCCTCTGGAAGCGCTGCACTGCTGCGACTGTGCGCTGGCCGGTGATCCCGTCGGCGGGACCGGGGGAGTAGCCCAGCTTCTCCAGCCAGACCTGAGCCTGCTTGATGTCCTCGACTGTGACGTGTGTCGCGGGGGCCACATTGATATTCGCAGGTGCCCCGTCCATCCACGCGGGCCACTTGTTGTGCTCTGCAATGTCGGCCTCCTCGGCGCGACGGCGCACGAGGCCAGGTAGTGACCTGCCCTTGGACGTGGTCCCGGTGGTGCGCCACAGGCGGCAGCCCTCCCTGATGTCGCCCCGCGCCAGCGCCTGCGCCCAGCGCCACTTGAGCGCTCCGGTTCCACAGTTGAACACCATGGACGTGGCGGGGCCGCGCACCTGCGGCTTGGCCTGGGGCAGCGCCTGGCGGACTGCTGGCTCGTACTCCTTCTCGACCATCAGACGTAACACATCAAGTGCCTGCTGCTCAGTGATGGTGTCGCCCCGGCGCATCTTGCGCCCGAACTGCTGGGTGAACCAGTCGCGGAAGATGCTGCTACCCCAGGTGAACCCGTAGCCGATGGTGGGAGTGCCGGTGGGGTCCAGATACCACGTGAGCACCTTGCCCTCGTGGCCGCCGATAAACTGAATGTCTCTTGCCGTTGCCATCTAGGCCATGTCTCCCTGATCAGTCACAGTTCGGCGGGTTGTCAGCTCGCCAGTTGTCTCGTCGAGGTAGTCGCCGTCGTTGTCCGCAGCGCAGTCGACGACAACGCCCCTGCGCTTACTGAAGCTCTCCCAGTACTCACTGACCAGCTGAGTGCGCCCCTGCGCGTACTCCGCAGGGCCCGGAGGGGTCTCGCGGTACAGGCGAGGTGGCGTATTGACATCCGGCGCGGGGACAAGTGCTGCCGCCGCCTCGGTGATCTCGGAAGATGTGAACGTGTGCTCGCTCTGGGAGCCCGAGGGCAGGATCATCCTGCTTGGGTCTGCCTGGGTGTGCGTCTCCATCGTCCGCCCGATGTAGTCATCCGGGTCCGTGTCCGGTGCGGTGAGTGGCTTCTTCTGTCTGGTCACTTTGTTGATCCCTCAAAGAACGTCTCGGCAATGGCACCACTGATAGTCTTGGCTCCGGCACCCTCGATGTAGACACGCACCCAGTAGTAGTCGCCCAGTGTGCCCTTCACGTCCGTGGCCTCCACGTTGAGGGTAGCCTTGTCGGAGGCCCCCGGCTGGACAAAGTTGGACGACAGCACCGTTGCTGCGTTCTTCATGATCTGTACTACGGCATCCGCGCCATCCACAATACCTGCGCTTATCGTTACCTGGGCGCGAAGCTCGATCACGCCGAAGGGAGGTGCATACAGCCCCGTAGCGGTATTGTAACCCACAGACTTGTTGTAGGTAGTTGTGCCGAAGCTGACGGCCGTAAAGGTAGCGGAGGCCACGCCCGTCTGGTCCACCGCGTTCTTGTGAGCCTTGAATGCCGAGCCCGCATCCGGCTGGCGCACGCCCCCGTAAACTCCAGCCAGAACGCGACTACCCAGAACATTGAGTGCCGGGAGGTTGTTCCCATTGTCGTCCGAGATGAGCCCGTCGATGGTGTTGTTGGTGGACGTACCCGACTCGGCCAGGCAGGCGTTTACGTTGCCGTAGCTCCAGAGGTTGCTGATCTGGTTGCGCGAGCTGTTGTTGAGAACCAGACCGTGCTGTGTGGAGCTGAAGGCATGCAGATTAGTCATGGTGTTGTCGTAGGAGTTCTCGAAGAGGAACGCCGGGGCGGTGGCCGCGCCGGTCACGAAGCGCCCGCCTCGTGCTCGTACGGACGTGAGCGTGCTATACATCAGCTTATTAGAGTACCAGGCATAGCCCATATTGCCGGAGAAGCTGACCTCGATGAATGTGCCGAACTTCAGATTGTCTACAAACAGCCCGGCACCACAGTTGCTCTCGAGAGTGCACTGTTCCATGTAGAAGTAGCCGGTGCTGATCCCGCTGCCCGGCTGAGTGAAGTCGTCGTTCACCAGACGAATACCGATTGCTGCACTGTTGAATGTGCCGGAAGCACCCGCCTGTCCGATGACATCCACACGGCTCATCCGCAGACCGACGATGTTCTTCAGATCGATGCTGGCCCAGGTCACGGTGTCCGGAGCGGTGACAAACCCCGGAGGGTTCTGCGGATCAACAAAGAAGTCCTCAATCAGGATCGAGCCCTGCGAGCGACGCAGCTGGAGGGCAGGGCCGCGCGAGCGGCGGCAGTTGACGTCACGGATCATGAGGTCAGTGAGCCAGCTGCGGTAGTCGTAGGGGTCCTGCACCACAATGGCTGCGCCGGGCGCAGGCGGAACAATAAACGTGATCGTCTGACCCACGCGGGTGTAGTCTGTGGCCAGGGTCTTGACCACACCGTTGACCAGCACCTGGCAGCGCAGCGCAGAGGGGATGACCCACGTACCCGGCACCACGAAGTTGACCTGGGCCCCGGTGCCGGTGAACAGGGCGAACCGAGTTGCCTCATGGTCACTGTCGCCGATGGCCCGCGATGCGTTGACAAAGCGGAGGCGCTCGAGCCGAGCGTCCCAGATTACTCGTCCTGCCCCGAAGTCACCACCCCCGGAGTAGAGGGGATCATAGTTCTCGAGGAGAATGCACTTGGCACCCACACCGGTATTCTGATCCTGGCCGTCGAACGAGAGATCGCTGATCGTGGCAACCTCGCCGTAGTTCCTCAGCTTGAACATCGCGTTGGACGCGGTCTTGATCTGGGTATAGTTCTCGCCGATGACGCTCTGCCCGTCACCCACGACGAACTCGCCATTGCCGAAGTCGTATGTGGTGGCGGCGTGGGGGATGATGATCTGCCGCTCCGCAGCCAGGGCATTGGTGAGGGCGGTGATGTTAGTTGCCGCCGATGCAGCGGCCCCGCCCCCAAAGTCCTGCAGGTGCCAGATCTGCTCGAACTTGTTTCGAGTACGAGAGGGGTTGGCAATCTTGGCATCGGTGATGGAGCCGTCTGCGGCCGAGCTGCCCGGTAGGTATAGCGTCCACGTGGCCCCCTCCACGGGGGTGACGTTGGTGCTGCCGGTCTTGGCGTACCAGAGCGAGCCACCGTACTGGACAACGTCGGAGGTGACGTAGGCAGTGACGCTGCTCCAGGCACCCCTGAATAGTGCTCCGTTGCCGCCCGAGATCTCAGTCTGCAGGCCGATACTGCCAACGGGGAGGGTGGTCTCCCCCGAGTGATTGCTCACGGACAGGGCGACGTAGTCGCCGCTGTCGAGTGCAGAGTCCACCGTCCATGTGACCTGGGGCCCGTCCTGGGGGTTGGTCAGAATGACCTTGTTCCTGGTGACCTTGATCCCGGGGTCGAGCTCGAGCAGTCGAGCCTTGAGGTCGCTGCCACCCCGGTTGTATCGCGAGACCCAGAGCTTGGTGGCCAGTGAGAAGTTGGGATGGTTGACGCGGATGGTCCCCGTAGCAGGAGGCGCACCCGTGCCCGCAGCATACTCGTAGAGCAGGCCGGGGTCGAGCAGTGCCACCAGATCGGTCTCCGACCCGGTGCCCACGCCCTCGTAGCGCCACTCCCGAGAGAACGACCCCTTGGTGGCGCGAATGTAGTATGCTCCACCAATTACGTGGAATGCCGCGAAGCCCTCCTCATCCGACATGAACGGATTGCCAAGAGGGATGGTTCCGTTGCGATCGGAATAGAGGTTAGCCAGGGGCGAGCCGGGCGTCTCCCGCCGCACCTCAACGCGAGCCCCCTTGATCACGTTACCCTTCTCGTCTACGACAGTTGCCTGCCATCTAGCAAGTGCCATGTCAGTTAACCTCTGCTCCGAGCCGTACACCGACTCCAGTTATAGTCAAATTGCTGACCCCGTCGATGGCATAGCCACCGGGGCCTCCGGATGCACCCACACTGCCGCCCCAGCCCTGGCCCTGCTGGCCTGGGTCGCCGGGGTAGCCACCAGTGCCACCACGGATATCGGTCAGGTAGTTCGTCTCCCACCAGTTCAGCGTGCTGAATGCCTGCCCGCCAATGCCGGGTGCGTCGTTGCCACCCAGCGACCCGTTGGTCGCCGGGCTGGGGCCCTCACCCCCCGCACCGCCGCGCCGTCCCGCGCCGCCGCCGCCGCCGCCGCCCCGGTCGTCGCTGGGGTTGAGAGTGTTGACGTTGCCGCCGCCGCCGCCGCCGCCACCCGCGAGAACAAATGAGAGCGGGTCAAAATCAATCTGCACGGGATATCGTGAGTAGATCGCAGTTCCGCCCTGCTCGCCGTCAGTGGGAGCACTGTCAGGGGTCCAGCCGCGCCCGCCCATGCCACCTGCTGCGCGGATGACCCCACGGTGATAGATCTTGATGATGACGCCAACCGGCCACACACCCACGTTGAGCGCAGGCAGAGACGCCTGCCGAGAGTAGATCGTGACGTTGGTCTCGATGTAGACGGTGATCTCGTCGCCGGAGACGGGGGAGGGAAAGAGCGTGTCGTGAACATTGCGAATGTTCAGGTTCATGTAGTCGGTGTCGATCGTGATCGTGCGCTCGCCCACGGGTGGTGGCGACAGGTCCGTGAAGCGCAGCTCCTCGGCCTCGATGGAGAGCTGATCTGCCGAGCGGCCCAGTCGGGTCACCTGCACGGGCACCAGTACCGGGGCCCCTGTGCTGTCCTGGAGGTTCCAGTTCTGAACCTTGTACCCGCCACCGAGTACAACCTCGTCGTGGTCCGCTCGGCTCAGCGCGAACTTGATTCTGCGCGGTGGGATCTTGAACCGGCCCAGCTGGATATCGTTGAGGCGCAGAGCTGTCGACCGCCCAAACGCCGGGATCCAGCGAGAGAAGATCTTCTTGATAGCCGGAGATCCAAAGTCCGTCTCGGCGGTTCCGTCGATTGTGAGTGCGGCGGAGCGGTAGTTGTACGGGTCCGTCTGGCCGCCCAGAGGATTGATCTGGCCGAAGTATGTCCAGATGCGGCTGACCCGTGTGTCCGGCTGCTCCTGCGTCTGAAGAGTTCCCTCGACGATCTCGTCGCTGCCAAAGACACCGACATCCGACGGGATGCCGCGCAGCACCTGAAGGCGAACCAGCCGGGTGATCGGGTCCCACCACAGAGCCAGGGCTGCCTGCTCAACCAGCTCGCTGAGCAGATCGTCGATCGGGGTTGGCTCCGCGATGATCGCCGTGTAGACATTGCGAAGGTAGGACGTGGTCTCGGCAACCCAGTCAGCGATCGGAATGTACGAGCTGGGCACGCCAGCCATCGTCAGCAGGCCGTTGATAATGTCTGCGGCGTTACCGCCCTCGTAGTAGAGGCAGGCCTGCACACGATCCTGTGCGTCGTGACTCTGTGGCTCCGTGCCGAGCTGCCCTCGGCTGAGGTCCAGCGAGTCGCCAGTGCGCGTGAATACACAGATCTCCCTGCCCCCAATTGCAATGTATCCGGCGGACGGGTACTCCTCGTTGCCAATGCCAGCGGGTGCGAGAGTGGCCGCTGTGTCGGAGTCGGAGATGTCGTTCAGAAGATAGCCGTTGCTGAGCCGAGGGGCCTGGGCACGGTCCCCGTCAGCCAGCTTCAGCACATCGCGGGCGTTGATGGTGTAGACGCCGTCAACGCCCGGCCCGTCGGTGCTGTCGATGATATAGTGCTCGGTCTCCATCTGGGCCAGTGTCTGACCGAGGGATCCCCGGATAATCCTCAGAGCCCGCCCACGCAGGTAGGGGTGCCGCGCCCGGAACTTGCCCCAGAATGTACCCATCTTGAATGGGTCGTACGGGCGCTCGCTGAGGTACGGGTCGCCACCAACCCCCGTGTCGCTGTGACGATGGTCAGAGAACATGACCTTGACAGACGCCCGCTGCCCCAGGTCCTGCCCGAGGGACACGATGCCGGGACTTATGCTGATGGACATCACACTGGGGACGCACTCGATATCATCGGGCAGATCAGTGGTGTCCATCGCAAAGCGGAGGGTGGTCGGCAGCTTGGTGAAGTGAGGGCGGTCCTGGCAGGAGCCCAGGCTGTTGAAGCACTTCGCCGTGCCCGTGACACCAATGGCCGCCGTGCATGGGGCTACCCCATACTGCAGCGAGCAGTAGTCCACGTCGATCTCAACGTAGGTGAGCGAGATCATCGAACGATGCCCCCATACTCGATACTCACGCTCATCATGCCGTTCGGCAGCTCGTTCACTGGGTTCGGTGTGCCCTTTGTCCAGGCATAGCCAACCTCGAGGGGGTACGTCTCAGGCCGCCATGCAAAGAAGAACGGAACCTCCTCCGTCTGTACGACGAAGGGCTCCATGTAGCGCCTGTACCAGCCGGGAGTGAGGTTCTTGAAGTTAGCCACCGAGGCATTGCGCCGGGCCGTCACGACACGGCCCAGAAAGTTGGCAGACTCAGACTGGGTGTTGGCGATGGCCGTGTCACGCGCCATGTGCAGAGGCGTGTGGCCAACATAGATCCGGCGCTGCATGACCAGCAGTCTTCCGATGTATACAACCGCCGCCCGGAGCCTGGCCGCGTCCGACGTCTCCAGCCGAATGCGAATGCCGGACACGATCCGTGGGTCGAAGCGCAGGATGAGTGGGCTGTCGTCTCCCGGGACGAATGCGTCGATGACCTCCTCCCATGTGTCCCCATCGAAGATCTCCACAGATACGAACGTGCTGGTGGAGTGCCAGTTGTGGCGAGCGACCCCGATGTAGTCGACCGGGTCATCGTAGTTGATGGAGAACGTCAGAAACTGGGTGCCCCCTGCGGCCGACTCCCAGCGCAGGCGGGTGGAGGGATTGGCCAGATTGGACGCTGGGTGCAGAGGATTGGCAGATGTTGCCACGATCTGGTCCAGCATAAGCACGTTGTGCCAGCCGATGAGCGGATCGTTACCGCCCTGCCCTGCTCCGCCGAGAACAACACTCCTAGAGATAACAACAGCCATGCTATCGCCCTCCCAGGACAATGTTGCCACCGTCGCGCTGATACTGGATCAGCTGGGCCACGAGGCTGCGCAGAGACTCACCGCTGTAGAGGTCGTCCCTGTTGATGCCCTGGATGAAGAGGGTACTGCCCTGCCCCGGCCCGGCAGCTGCCGCCGCTGGTGCGGAGCCGCCGCCTGCCACCGTCGGGGAGCCCGAGGATCCGGACGTGACAGACATCAGCTGTGATATCTGTGCCGCAGTCTGTGCCGCAGCGAGAGCGGCATATGCGATGCCTAGCGGTGGGCCGCCGATGGCCGCGCCCGCCGCGTAGGAAGAGGTCACGGCCTCGTAGCCCTTGAGCAGGGCCGACGCCAGCGACAGTGCCTTGACGATCCCGAACTGCTCCTCCCCCGACTGCTCCAGGACACTGCTGATCGCGTCCAGAGTAGAGGCAACCCGATTGATGCTCTCGGACTGAATACGGTTCCGCAGCTCCTGCTGCTGCTTGGTGATCTCGGTCAGCTTCTCCTCATGCTGCGCCTGGAGGCGCTCGCGCATGTCGTTGTACTGCTGCTCAGTGATGTCGCGGTTGGCGTAGAACTCTTCGATAGCGGCGAGCTTGCGCTCGTAGCTCTCGATCTCGGCCTCCTCCTCAGTGAGGAGGGATGTCCGAAGTACCTCGAGGCGCTTCTCTGCCTGCTCAGCGGCCTTGGCGGTCTTCTTGTCCTCGGAGTCGTCGGCCTGGCCGGATCCCGAGTAGACCGTTGGAGCCGGGGGGATAGTGGTCATGACCGTGTTGAGTTCTTCAACCTGGACCTTGAGGTCTGCGACGGCCTTCTCGGCTGCGTCGACACGCGCCTGGAACGGATCGTCGGGACGCTTCAGATCTGGGAAGGCGTCCACCGCCCCGACCGGGTCCATCCCCATCCAGCCACGGATGCTGTCGCGCAGGTCGTTGGCACCCTCAGCCATGGACTGGTTGCGCGCCGCCGTAGCCTCGCGCTGGGCGCGGGCCTCCGCGAGCGCGGCCTGGGCGGTACCGAGCTGGGCTGCGATCTGCTCCTTCAGCCGCTCACGGAACCCCTGCGAGCTGGTCTTGGCGATCTCAATTGCGTTGGCGTTCTCGCCGATCGCCCTCTCATGAATGGCTGCAGCCTCGGCGGCGGCCCGCTCCTCCTTGTCGAGCATGGTGAAGTAGGCTGCCAGTGCTCCGACCGACACGGCCACGATGCCCCAGGGGCTGAGCAGCATTGCCGCAGCGAGCTTGGTGAACTCCCAGGTGGCGGCAACCACTGCCGGAGTCAGGTACACGGCCACAGCTGTGGCGGCACCGTTGACCAGCGGAATGATGGTGCCCATGTTGTCGGAGAGGAAGCCCAGCGCCTCAGTGGCAGCGTTGAGCCCGGCCTCCATCTGCCCCGGCAGGTCAATCGCCTGGACGAACGTCTCGAAGAACGTCTCGGTGGCCTCGTTGGCCACGGCCATGGCCTTTGTCAGTCCGGCGAAGCCCGCCTCGGCAACGCCCTTGACCTGGGCCTCGAGCGCCTCGAACACCACGGACTGAGCGCCAAGATGGTCGTTCGCGTTGATGAGCTCCTGTACCAGATCCTTCTGATCCTGAGTGAGCTTGATGCCACGCTTGGACAGCATGGCGAAGCCCTTGATCGGGTCGTCGAGGGCGCGGGCGAGGCCCTCCAGGTTCTGACGCAGGTCGCCGCCCCAGGCAGTCGACATGTCGTTGGCGAGATCGATGGATCGGTAGAAGACCTCGTGGGTGAACCCGTACGAGGCCAGGTTGGCACCGAGGCTGATGATCTCCTCAGCAGCCCTGCCGGTGGCAGCCTCCAGGTTCTCAGCATACTTGACCAGCTCGGTCGATGTGGTCTCGGCGGTATTGCCCGTGACCCTGAGGGCCTGATCCACCTGGCGAGACATCTTCGCGATGTTCTCGAGTCGGCCGACCGCGTCCCCCACCTGGCTGGCCAGCGCAGCGAAGCCAACGAACGTGGTCATCCACCCGAGGGCGGCCCTCAGCCCATTGGCCGCCGTCTCAGCACGGTCAAGAGTCTGCTCAACGCGGTGGCCACCGTCCTCGAGGGGCTTGGTGTCCGCCCCGAAGACGATCTTGATACCACCAATGTTGATCTCGTTGGCCACTACTCGTCACCCTCCAGTTCAGCGTAGCACTCAGCAACCTCAGCCTCAGTCATCCGGCCATCACCACCCTGGATGGTGGTCCCGTTGACCTTCTGCTTTGGCACGACCTCACCGTACAACTTGGTGGGTGTCAGAGCGTCGACCATCCAGTGTATCTCCACCGGGTGACAGTCCCAGAACTCAGCGGGCCGCAGCCTGCCGGGGACTAGGAGCTTGTAGTACTCTGGGACAAAGGCGCATCGCCCTGAGGCGATCGCCCTACTTGCTCCCCCATGTTGGTGTTCTTCCGGGCCGGAGGGGTGAGCATGACGAGCAGCGTCTGCAGGTAGGTGATGATGGCACTGCCCTCCACCTGACCACTGAACATGGCCTGGTAGACCTCGTCGTCGCTGACCTTGGCCCCGGCGTAGCGAATGACCGCCCCGTATGCCATTGCCACCTTGGACAGAGAGATCGACCCACGGCTGGCGACACCGTCGTGGATCTCCTTAAGGGTGAGGATGTCCTCGATGCGGGCGATTGCGCCGAGCACCCGGTTGGGGGCGATGCTGTAGCTCACATCGTCCCACTTGAGGTCGATGGGGTCGAACACACTCATGGGATTGCGACCTCGGCAGTGTGCAGGCACAGCGAGAGAATGCTGGTGGTGCGAGCGAGCCCGATGATCGTGGTGAAGTCACCAGACGCCAGATCCGCGACCGGGGCCACCCCGCCAGGTGTGGACGAGAGAATGAAGACACGGGCCACGGCCAGAACCGCACCCACGACAACGTCCCCGTCCCAGGCAAACTCGACCGGCTGGCCAATGGCCGCAGAGTTGAGGGCGATGCCCGAGTTCTTGATGTCGGTGATCACCAGATCACCGTCGCCCAGCAGCATGCGCCGGGTGACCGGGTCGCGGGTGATGAACTGACCCGCCACAATAGCGGCCCCGGCCACGCCGTCCTTGGTCTTGGTCGAGGAGGTCTTCTGCACACTGGCAGCAGTGATAACAAGATCAGCCATCTATCAGGCCTCCGTGTATTCAACAACACCGTTCGACTGCAGCGTGGCAGTGAAGGTGAGCGCGTCGTTGTAGGGTCCGGTCTCGGCGTAGGTCGCCAGGAAGAAGATGCCGGAGATGATGGAGCCGTCAGCGTACTCGAGCTCGGCCTCCTTCATGCGGAGGACACCGCTCGTGTCGAAGCGGGCCCGGCGCAGAACCGTGTCCTTGATCACGCCCGAGACGGTGATGTCCACCGAGTCCTCGGCACTGACGTTAAGCAGGGTGCGCCAGCCCAGATCCTCGTCCGACGTCACGTTGATGGCCTCACCGTTGAAGGTGATCCCCTTCTCGCGAACGCCCTTGAGCTGTACACCATCCCAGCGCAGGATGATACTCCGTCCGGCCTCACCAGCCATGTCACGCCTCCTTGGCGGTTCTCTGACAGCTGTAGTTGGCTGTCAGAATGTGGTTGTTCTTGTCGTCCCGCCCGATCGCCATTATGTCGCCGCGCAGAACAATGAGAAAGAACCGCGAGGTCAGCGCCTCGACCGGCTCCAGGATAAGCAGATCACGAATGACCCGCTGCTTCTCGTATGCCTCGTTGTAGTCGGCCCCGCGCACACGCACCTGGACGGCAGGACGCTCGATGTCCAGCTCGTCGGTGTCCGGCTCGATGCCGGTGGCATCGTAGAATGTCACAACGTTCATGGGCAGCTCCGGCTCAACGGCCACATGGACCGGCCAGCTGGAGTTCTTGGGCCCGTGCAGAGCACCCAGGCCGCCCTTGCCAGCGACGAAGTCAGCCAGCTCCAGCGCCGGGGCCCTCACGCGCTCACCCGCGCGTAGCTCGCGACCACACGAACCACGTCCTGCATCTTGGCGGAGACCGCATTGGCCAGGTAGCCGGGCTCGCCCGCAGGCCCCCAGAACACACCGAGGCCCGAGGGGCGGGGCAGGCCCGCGTTCACCTTACGGTTCTCGTGCACCCAGAGGGCATACGAGTTGCCGAAGCCAACCTCGACTACCTCGTCGTCCTCGATCGAGAACCGGGTGAAGGCAGAGCCGAACAGATCGCCATACTCGCGGGGGACCCGGCGCTGGGCCTCGCCCTGAATAACCAGACCACCGGCACGGAGACCCTCGCGAGTCCTCCCCCGGATCTGTCCAAGATGCTTGTCCAGCTTTTCGAGAGCCTGGTCAACCCCCTCGATGTGAACGTAGCTTGACACAAGTCATCTCCAAGTTAGGCCTCAGTATAACTCAGAGTTCGCTCATGAGCAAACTTTGAATTACTAGAGCCAGTTCTTGTGGAGAACCTCGTCGTCGCCTAGATCGGGGGAGGATCCACTCTGGCGGATCTCCACTGCACCTGCGACGGCATGTGGGTCGGCTGTCACGCTCTCGCCGAGGGCGACGTACCCGCCCACGGCCAGGGGCCGATCGCTGTAGACGATGGCGCTGCTGGTCTCCAGCTGTCCGGCGGGCGAGCGGAACTGAGTGGCCACGTTCTGCCAGCGGCAGCTGATCCAGACGGGGTCAGCCATGACTGTGACCCCGAAGGCGATTGCGTCGGTCGGGGCCCAGTACGTCGCCGCCTGGTTCATGTCATCCGTGTAGGGAACGCTCACGAGACAACCTGGAAGATCACGGGCTTCTGCCCGATGGACTCAATGCAGCCCGTCGGGTCGAACGATGCCGCCATCTGCCCGTAGGTTGTGCCCATGGTACCGGAGCCCAAAGTGGCGCGGGCGTATGTGGTGGATGCGTCGCCCAGCTTCTTGGAGGTGACGTTGGCCGCGCTGGCCCCGGTCGCCTTTCCGCTGGAGCTGATCATGTGTGCGGCGTACCACTTGACAATGGCCACCTGACGCGCATCGGTGAAGGCAGCTATGCACCCCTCAACGATGAGCGCTGCGTCCTCGATGATCAGCTGGATCTCGGGGTCCGTGAGAGACGTCTGGACAATTGCCCGGACGTCAGCCGGAGAGGGAAGCGCGATAGCCATCTGTGCTCTCCTCTCCGGAGACTGGTGTGTGTGTGTCTTACTCGACCGGAGTGGCCAGCTCGGTGCGCTTGTCGCGCAGCTTGGTCAGAACCTCGGCCTTCTTGTCCTCGTCGGCCAGATCGACGAGGCCTGCCTCGACGATCTCCTCGCGCACGGGCTTGAAGGTGGCGGCGGTCGTGGCCTCCTCGGCCTTCTTCAGGAGCTCATCGAGCTTGTCGATCTTCTCCTTGTTGGGGTGGGTGAGGGCGGCCTCCTCGGCCTTGATACGAGCCCGCTCGGTCTCGGCCTCCTGGGACAGGCGCTCCTGCTCGGTCTGAGCAGCGGCGGCGTCCTTGGCTGCCTGGTCGGCCTCGCTCTGTAGCAGCGCATCGGCGGCGGCAGCCTCGGCCTGCTTTGCGGCCTCGATCTCGGCGACCTGTGCGTCGGAGACGTGGTGCAGGCGCAGATGGGAGTAGCGACCGGAGTCGTACTGCTCGGTCTCGAGGTGGATGGTGTCGCCCTTGCCGTAGACCTTCCACTCACCATTCTCCTGGCGGCGGTGCTGGGCTCCCTGGGCATCGATGCGATAGTGGGGCACTCGGGCCTCCTTCTTTCTGTGGTGTCGGTCCAGATCGTCAGGGCCGCCCGGTGAGGGGCGGCCCGAGGGGTGGCTACGCCGGGCTTACGCCGGGCGGAGGTGGACGAGCCCCGAGTTGCCGGAGAAGTCGGCCTTGATGCGTGGAACCCACACAGCCATGACCTTGAACTCCTCCTGCATGCCGCCCATGATGGACCACTGCACGGTGGTGATGTCCTGAGCAATTGCCAGGTCGACCACGTCGGGGGTCATCTGGACGAGCACAACGTTGTTGGCCGGCAGGAAGTCAGCGACCTTGATCTCGAGGATCGAGCCGAGGTCGAGGATGCGCTGGCGGATGGTCCGGTTGTCCTGGTCGCGGTAGTCGTCGCCCATGCGGCCCTCGTAGGTGCCTGGGATATAGAGCACCCAGGGACCGTAGTGCTTGTCAGCACGGGAGGCGGCCAGCATCTGCTGCACGTCAGCGAGGATCTCAGCACCGGTCGTGGTGTTGATGTTCCAGTTCTTGGCCAGGTCGATGGTGTTGCGGCTCGGGTGGGTCAGGTAGCCGTAGATGGTGGCGCCATTGACCTTGACCGGGGCACCGAGGAACAGCATCTTCTCCGAGCGCTCGGCGACCACGCGACCGGCAATGCTGGCAGCGGTGACGTCGATGGATGCGCCGAAGGCACGCGATGCAGTCAGGCGGCGGAGCTCAACCGAGAAGTCCTTGTGGACGATCGGCACAGGTACCTGCTGGGTGTCGTAGGCCGGGGTGTCCTTCTCGCCGCGAGTGATCGCGGACATCGAGACGTCAGCCTCGGTCATGTCGGACTGGCTCTCCCAGAGGGAGATGGTCTGGCCGATGGAGCCGAGGTTGTGGGTCAGGCCACGGGCGCGGAGATCGGCAATGCCGACCATGCGCAGAGTGGCGGCCTCGATCACGGTGCGATCGATGTCCTTCCACTCGTCGTAGCGCAGCAGCGCCGTGGCGTTGACCTGAACCTTGCCGTACTTGCCTGCACTGTTCTTGACCATGACGTAGGACTTGCCGTCCGTCGGGTCGACGAAGAAGCGGCGGCCATTGACGTTCAGCTGATTGTTGCCATCGAGCATGGAGCCCGACGCGAGAACCGACTGCGCCTGGCCGAGCTCGGCCTGGGTTGGGATATAGTTCACTTACAGAACCTCCACCTTGATACGCACCGGCTGGCCGGAGGCATTGTTGATCGTCTCCATCGCGCGGGCGACGGGGGTTGCGGCGGCGGTCGTGGCCGAGGTGACCGCCTTGGTGGTGATGCGCAGAGTGCCATCACCGGCCGACTCGAGGAAGGTGACGCCCGCCGTCACGGAGTTACCCGTCGCCAGCCAGGCATAGACCATGTCACCCTTGCGGAACTCGGAGTAGAGCACCGTGTCGCCAATGGCGTAGGTCGAGTCAATCGAGCCGCCGAAGATGTCCGGCTCGCGCGCGAACGCAGCCGAGGCAATACCGGCAGCCACGTCGTGTGGCTTGCAGCTGAGCAGGTGGTTGTCCTGCGAGGCGACGGCAGCGGCGGTGCGAGCGCCCAGCGCAAGCAGGTGGCCGGGCTTGACAGCCACGGTGGCCAGGCCCTCGCGGCCCTGGGGGTCACCCTTGAGGGTGATGGTGTTTGGGGTCAGGCTTGCCATCTTAGTTCACCAGCTTGCGGTTGGCCTTGATGACATCGTCCACGCTGGGTGGCACCATGGCCAGCACAGCAGGGTCGTTGTCATCGAGGGAGTTGACGACCGGGGCCGGGCGGCCACTGTAGTCGGTCGCGGGACGCAGCCCGTTGGCGACGATCTCGAGCTGCTCGAGGGGCATCGCCTCGGCCTGCTCCTTGGTGATCGCGGAGTTGGCCGTGATCTTGGAGACCAGCGTGGTCTTGTGCTCGGCAGTGATGCGAGCGGCGGTGGCCAGGGCGGTACGGTCTTCAGCGGTGAGGCTGTTGGCCGTAATCGTCTTGGTGGTCTCTGCCAGAGCGGCAGGAAGCGCGATCTTCAGCGCCTCGGCCACGCTGTTGGCGACGAGCTTGTTCAGCTCATCCGCCGTGGCGGGGAGCCCTGCGGCCCCCGGATTATCAGTGGTCACAGGCTGAGCTCCTTCTGCTTCCTGGTTCTTCTTCGCCTTCGGGGCGGCCTTCGGAATGAATGCGTCCCGGGTCTTGATCAGCGCGTCGGTGGACATGTAGGACAGAGCCTCCATGTCGCTCGGCGTGTACGGCGACTTGTCGTTGCTGATCAGGTCGGCCACCATCTGACGGTGGTCGTCGTCTTCCCCCCGCTCATTGCGCTGCCCGGTGATTGCCTCACCGAGGGTTGCCAGAGCGGCGGTGATCTTGTCCTTCATGGAGGATCCCTCGCGGTTGACTCGAATGCCGCAGCCGTCCTCCCAGCTGCATGCGCCGGTGTCGCCCGGAAGGAGGGCCAGGTGATCGGGGAGGAGATCCCGCGAGACCCTCTGATACTGCCTCCCGTTGGAGGTGCCGTGGCGCTTCTCGTCCTTGGAGAAGTACCCGGTGCTGACGTCCATGCTGGCCGCGCTGGTCAGCTCGTCGATCAGCGTCGGCCGGATGCGGTTGGCTGCGGCCACGTCGATCCAGGCCTCGCCCTTGAGGGCGTGGTCCTCGACCCGTGCGTTGAATATCTGTCCGACGGCCCAGGTCTCCAGGACGCGCGGATCGTTGGCGGCGGTGAAGCCCCCGTCCTGCGCGCTCTCTGGGTGGCCGACAGTGACGGGAACACCGTTCCAGGCCTCGGGGAAGAACTCGTCCTCGGTGACGAGGGCCCCGTTCATCACCACGCCGGAGCGGGCCATGACGACCGGCACGACCAGATGCTCGCGGCCCTGGTACTGCTCGGTGCGCGTCTCGATCGCCGCGATGTTGTAGCGGAAGCTGTGCGGCGCTACGCCCCGGTTGCGGGCGAAGACACCGAGGTTCTCCTGCTGGCGGCAGGAGCAGGCCACGTCGTCGCCACAGTTCACGTTCAGGATGCGTCTTGCTGGCTCGGCCACTGGTCGTGCGCCCTCGGGTGCGTCTGATCTGAACTTATACGCTGAGGGACGCTCATGAGCTAGGGCTGAGGATTGATCGTGGGAAAATATGTTTCCAGCAATCGTGCATTATCGAAATGGAAAACCTATTCACGGAGATCAAATCGTCCTAGAGTGATGTGACTGGTGGGGACGGCCCCGCCGCCAAGCAGGAGAACTAAGATGGCCCTTCGCAACGTGTCCCCCGACTGGAAGCACATCAAGACCTACGCCACCGAGGCGAACCTGATGAAGCGCATCGCTGAAGACCAGGCTATGTACCCAGAGTACGACGACCGCTTCATGGTGGTCCGCACTCCCGAGGGTCGCTGGACGGCCATCGTGATCCTGGACAAGAATAAGGGTGGCTACGTCGGCCGCTATGAGTTCATGAAGGTCTAGTTTCGATCAGCCGGGGCCCTCTGGTCCCGGCACACCACACAAGGAGAATTCTTATGAACTCGAATTTCGTACTCGTCGCCCGTGGCGCAATGAACATGCCTCAGCTTGAGATCAGCGTCCACGGGTCCAAGCCAGATAACGCCACGGAGCTGGCCAAGCTGATGGTCGTCCATCTCTCACGAGCAGACTATCGCAGCTTCGAGCTGTTCGACGTGTCTAAGGAAGATCACGTCCGCATCGCCCGTCTCACCGTCGAGACACCGGATCCAGTGGTCCGTCTGGGCTAGGTCCCATTCGGCTGGTCCGCGCCCTGGCTGTACTCGAGGGCCGCACTGAGAAGGTGCGGCCTGACACCACGCTCACGCGCCAGCGCCTCGAGCGCGAGGGTGTCCTTCGGCAGGCACTTGCCGCCGTAGCCGCGCCGGTCCCCGTAGACCATCGTGTGGCTGCGCCCGACCCGCTCGTCCAGGAGCCAGAGCTCGCGGAGGGTCTGATAGTCGAGACCCATGGTCTTGGCTATGTCGGACACTTCCGTACAGAACGCCACCTTCACCGCCAGGTACGCATTGGTCATGTACTTGACCATCTCGGCCTCGGTCGTCGAGCAGACGACGCGCCGGGCCTCGGCTGGCAGTGCCCGCTCGAAGTAGCCCAGCACCTCTGCCGCTCGCGGGCCGCCCACGATCATGCGGTCGCGGGCCTCGTCTCCAGTGCGCTCGACCACGAACTCGGGGCTGAAGTGGATGCGAACATTGCGTGTAACAACACTTCCGACTCCCGTGGGTGTGCCATGCCTGTAGCTTAGTGTCTCCGTCGTGCCGGGTGGCACGGTGCTGCGGATCAGGATCAGGCAGTCGCGCCGGTTGGTCGCGATCACGTGGGCCACGGCAGCCTCGACGATGCTCGTGTCGCATGAGCCGTACTCGTGAGCGGGGGTGGGGACACAGACGATGGCCAGGTCGCAGTTCTCGAGGCGTCGCAGATGGTCGCTGTTGCCAAACCCGGCTGTGGGGTCCCATGCATTGACGTCGTGACCCGACCCCTGTAGCAGCCGCGCCTGGCTCCGCCCCACATACCCATACCCGACGATGCAGATCTTGGCCATCCGGCCCTCCCGTGTCACTCACGAGGACACACCACCAGTCTGCAGACAGGAGCCACGGAAACCGTGAGACACTCTCGGTGATGTGCCCACATCAGGGGCACTCTCACAATAGACAAAGACCGGGGCCCTGACAAGGGTCCCGGTCCAATTCGCCTTGCTCGTGGGCATCAGTCCTCGCGGTGAGGCTTTGCGCCCGTACCCTTCTCGACGAACTCGCCGTTCTGGAAGTCGCCGACCGGGCCACCCGGCAGCAGGGCCGCCTTCTCCTCCTCGGTGGCCTGGCGCTCGACCAGGTCCAGCGCGAAGCTGGAGTTGTGCGGGATCGTGAAGCGCTGCTCGGCCGGGCCGGTCTGAGTGCCGGGGCCAACGCGGACCTCGACGACGGTCGGCTCTGTGCCGTTCTGCGTGGTGGTCAGTGTGCCCTCGGACACGTATGCACCGTTGGTGCGGATGGTGATGTCGGTCGTCATGGTGGTCTCCTCGCTCAGGCCCACACGGGCCACAGAAGCAGCAGGCATAGTAGCGCGGCGAACCACTCATGCACAACCCAGAGTGGGTGGTAGCCCTGGCGGCCAACATAGATGCCGAGCTGGACGAACCGCAGTGCAAGGTAGACGACGACGAGTGTGAGTAGGATCTGCACGATGGGTCCTCCTAGGACTGGCCACGCCGAGGGCGGCGGGCGGGGCGCTTCTTGGTAGACGTGGGGAGTACTGCGTCGATATCCTCCTGGCTCCAGCCGTCAGCGGCCAGATCAGCACGAGACAGATCTCGACCAACACGAGCCCCTCGAGCGCTGAGGATCTGGTCGTGGACGGCGGCGTCCTGCTTGACGCCCTCTGCATCCAGATAGTAGAGCTCCTCCGAGCCACCGTCGCCGGGCCTGCCTGCCATCTACCTTGCCTTCCTAACGTATGCGTGGAACCTGGCCATGGCGTCTGCGTCGGTCAGGTCCAGGGATCCCTCCCAGTATGACCTGAGGAAGAGGTGCTTGCCAATGGACATCTTCTTGCCGTCGAGAGTGACCACCTCGTCCATGTCGGCAAGAGCATTGAACCTGCGCTCCCGGATCATGCGAGCGATCAGCTTGAACTTGGCGTCGGGGACGTCGAGCCCCTCGGCTCGACTCAGAAGGCTCTGGATATTGAACTGGCCCCGGTTCGGCTTGAACCCATAGCGCAGCCAGGCATATCCGCCCACGTCGATGTTGGCCTCGACGTCGATCTTCCGGAACCCCATCTGAGCGTACGAGGAGACCGTGTCGTCGAGAAACTCCTTGGCCCCCTTGCCGCGCAGCTTGGGCGGAACCCGGAAGAGCGAGTGGTCCACGGCACGAGGCACACCTCCGGCGTCGTAGCTGAACTTGCGGCTGACTACAAAGTCGTTCTTCCCCTCGACCACGAACTCGGTCAGGCGGCCTGCCTTCTCGCGGCCCCCGGTGAGGATGCGCATCTTCGCGGTCGGGTCGATCCTGGCCAGGTTGACACGAACCCGGTCCAGCATCTCCTGCTCGTCGGGGCGCAGGCTGGCCAGATCCTCAGTGAACTTGTTCATCGGGATGCGCGGCAGGTCCTCTGAGTACTTGCGCTCGGTCAGCGGCACATCGTCGGTAGGCTGGGCAACCTCGGCCACGTCCCCGGTGTCGGCCAGGAACCGCGCCTCAGCCGCGTCGGCCTCCGCCTGGTTCGGTCCCTCAGCGACGACGGGGATTATCCCGCAGCGGCAGTTGGGGTGTATCGGGATCATGCCCTCAATCTCGTCCATCGAGAAGACCCGGCCCTCGAGCGCGGCACACTCAGGACAGACCTTGTCGTCCCGGGACGTGCTGAACTCGGCGCGGATCCGGACGCCCTCCATGCCCGCCTCGCGGTAGGCACCAATGGACGCATCGGCGTGGCTGCGGATCACCTCCGTGCGCGCGAGAGTGCGGGCACGTGTGCGGCCCACCTTCTCCACGCGGTCCTCGATCTGCCTCGCGATGTGCCGGACGCCACGACCGTCTGCCATGCCCTCGGCCAGCACCTCGCCGATCTGTCGACTCATCTCGCCCGTTATGCCCGTGAGCTGGGCGAAGTCGCGCGAGTAGACGCTGGCCAGTCGGGCAGCGTGGATCGGGCGCAGGAAGGCTGAGTCCAGCGACGGCGGCGTCACCCCCGCTCCCCGCAGCTCGCCGTATGCCTGGACGATCCCCCTCCGGTAGGCCGACTGCACATAGGTGTTGGCCCACTCGACCCCGGCAGTGGGCGACGAGCCCCGGCCGACGATGATGTCCATGTTCGTGCCACGCAGCCAGCTCATGAAGCTGTCGACCTTGGCCTGACTGCGTGGGAACGTGTAGCGGTCGCGATTGACCACCAGCTGCGGCTCAAGGAACCCGACCGTCAGCTTCTTCCTGATCTCGCTGATCAGTCTGGCGAAGCGCCGGTTTACCTCAGCCTCGAAGGCAGTGCGGATGGTTCCGGTGTTGGTCGGGTCGCGCCGGGCCGCCGCGTTGGTGCTCAGCAGGCCATGGCTCTGGTGGTCCTCGCCGCAGGAGCAGGCGGCGAGCATCAGGGCCTCCCTCGGTTCTCGACCAGCTTGGACGACCAGCCATCGCGCACCTCGGCGAAGATCTCGGGCCCCAGCTCAATCGCTCCCTGCCACGGACGCAGGGCGGCGAGCCGATCGGCCCAGCGCCTGGAGTCAGGCCAGCTGGAGGTGAGGTCGTAGCTGATTGTGATGTGAGGGTCGTAGCTCGGCCAGTCCCAGGAGGCCCCGGCCATCTTGAAGTCCTCATGACGATAGCTCAGCTGGCTGGAGCTGAACAGCAGGGCGAGCACCCGGCGCGGCTGCTCGCTGCCGAGCAGCTCCAGCATGCGCGCCCCGCCCGGAGGAACACGCAGAGTGCCGTCGGCCTCCTGGTTCCAGGCTGGTTGAACACGGAACCAGTCGATCTTGGTCCGGCTGTACATCTCGGTGACGTGCATCTCGTCGGCGGGGGTCATGACGAGGATGCCCTGGGTGCGGAAGTGCTCCCGGATCTCCTCGCCATTGAGCACGGCGCGATGCACATAGAGGGAGCGGGGGGAGGCGTTGGTGCGCAGCGTCCTGACCGCCCGAACGAGACGATTGAGGTTCGCCGTGGGATCGTCAGCCACGGGCGCGGGCTGGGCGGCGGCGGGCGTAGTACCCGGCGCGGCGTCCTCGTCCTCAGGCGACGATGCACCGGGTGCGTCCAGCTGCTTCTGCATCTCCTCGGCGGCCCTGTCGTGCTCCTCGCGGATGGCGAGCATGGGCTCGACGATCTTGCGGGCCTCCTCCTCGGCGATGCCCGGGAACGCGACCATGATGATCTGGACTGCGGTCTCCTCGGCCATTGTCCCGTCGCCCACGCCCACGGCGATGGACTGGAGGGCCGCGACCTGGGCACCGTTGAGGGCGGTGTCCTGCACGGGATCGCCCCCTGTGGGCACCACGGCCAGCTCGGTGCCGGTCGCGGCGGCGATGACCTCGGGGTCGGTCTCGTCCAGATCCTCCTCGTCGCTGTCGGCCTCGGCGTACTCGCTGGTGGCGGGCAGGTCCAGGAACTTGGTCCGGAACTCCTCGATCGGCACGACCAGGTCAGCTCCCGGTGCGCTCAGGTACTTGCTGAGGGTGTCGGCTCGCTTGGCCCCAATCTCGGCGGACTTCTCCGGTGTGAGTGCAGCCGAGTCGGGCCACTCCACCCAGCAGTCGCCGACCGGCGCGGGCAGGTTGCCGGTCACGATCATGCGCGTGATGAACGGCATGAGCATGCTCGGTGTGGCGAAGTTGTTCTGGCGCTCGTCCACGCGGGCGGCCCAGTTGTTCTCGTCCTGGCTGGAGCTGAGCTCACCGCGCTCAGAGCCGATGAGGATGCGCTTGGGGTAGCCGGTGGTGCCGGCGATCTGGTCCATGATGCGCTCGGCGTTGCCTGTGGGGTCGAACACCTGGGTGGTCAGCATCTCGGCCGACGTGCCCTGCAGCGCGATGATGCGGCTCAGCTGGTTCTCGAAGTCGGCGGCCTGCTTCTGCATCGAGACGAGCACGGCAGCGTCGATCTTGGCGTCCTTGTCAGCGTTGAGGGCCATGCCGCCGCGAGCGTTGAGCCAGAACGTCTCGGCCCCGGCCCCCAGCAGCTTCTCCAGGTCGAGGAGGTGGTTGTAGATCGGGAGCAGGCGGGGCGTCGCGTAGACGTCGTCGCTGTCGAGCATCTCGGCCACGTGGATGCACCGCGACCAGTGCGCCGTGAACGACGACGCGGTGGTCTGGCGGCCCGACGCATTGGTCCCGACGCGGCCCAGGGTGTAGTACTCGGGCAGGCCGTAGCGCGGATTGCTCGGGTCGGTGACGAACCGGCTGACCCTCACGCTGGGCTCGCCATAGGGTGCCAGGTACATCAGCGGGTTCTTCCCGGGGCCCAGCTCGTCCATCGAGCGGCCTCGCTCGAAGCCCATGTAGAGGACGCCGAACTGCCCAATGGACGCCAGCCGGTCGGCCCGCTCCATGTAGTGCAGCACCCGGCGCTCGCGCATGAGACGGTTCACCGCATCGACGAATGGCGAGTACTCCTCCCCCTCCTCGTCGGTGGACCCGGCCATGTCGCGGATGAGGGGCTGCTCGCGCCACGTGGCCTGAGGGAAGCCCCTGATGATGCGGAACGAGATGCCGCCCCGGTTGTAGCGGTTCCACATGTCCTGGGTCGTGACGTTGGTCGGGTAGCCCAGCACGCCCCACTGGTCGCGAGCGCCGCTGTGAGTCCAGCCGAGCATCCCCGCGAGGCCCCGGCGCAGGCGCTGAATAGTCGAGAGATCGTCGCTCACCAGAGTGCTCCTACTCGGCCGCCCTTGGGCTCGGCCACCATTAGATCAGTTATCGCCCATACTAGGGCGTCAACCCTGTCGGGACTATAGCCAGCGACCTTCTTGTCGAAGTCGCTCGTGAAGTCTGTCATCTGGTCCTCCAGGGTGCCGAAGCGCCCCACATGGTGCACCCGCCCCTGCTCGTAGAGCATGGAGACGGGCTCGGCCCGGACGAACTTGCCTCGGGTGGCGTGGACCTTGATGACAGGTATGGTCGGGTCGACGCCATTGATCACCGACTGGACCATGTCGCCGCCCTGGTTGACCTCGGCCACTATTGCGTCGGCCCCGTACTTGTGGTACGCCTGGACTGCGTCGGCCGCCCAGCCGTTGGGAGACTGGCCCTGGGAGCTGACGTCGTCGAGCACGTAGGCATGCTCGCTACCTCGGCTCTGTCCGTCCACCCCCGCCACCACGACGCCACACTCGTCGCTCTCCTCGGTGCTGGAGACGGGCGGATCGATGGCCACAACGACGCGGCGGCACGTCCCCGTGGCCACGCTGAGGGCAGAGCGGTTCTTTACTCGGTGAGCGTCGATCATCTCGATCTGGCTCCAGAGGGCGAATGGGTTGTCGTCGAGGATCTCGGCATGCAGCTCCTGCCGCCCGAGGCGGGTGCCCTCGTACTTCTTGCGGAGCTTGTCCAGGATCTTCTTGGGCAGGTGGTCAGCGTTGTCGTACATGCTGGCGCGCGAGACGAGCGTGTCGTGCTCCTTGAGCAGCTCGCGCAGCAGGCCGACCGGCTTGGGCGTGGTGGTGACCACGATGTTGGGGTTCTCGCCCAGGCGAAGACCGAACATCATCATGTCCCAGGTCTCCTCCAGGTAGCGCCATGCGGCCAGCTCGTCGCACCAGGCACGGTGATGCTGGGGACCGCGCAGGCGCTCGGGCTCCTCGGCGGAGTAGCCGACAAAGTAGCTCCCCTCCAGGCCGGGCATCGCGGGCCGCAGCCGCAGCTCCAGGCTCGTGCGGTTGTAGCTCTCGATCAGGCGCTTCGGGATCACGGAGAGCAGCCCCGACTCGCCCTCGAAGCACGTCTTGCGCACGTCACCGGACGTGGGGCCAATCACCGCGATGCGCTGGTGGGTGAGCATGGCGGGGAACGCAATGTCCTCGGCACCGGCCCGCGTCTTACCTGAGCCGCGCCCCGCCAGCAGCAGCCAGACGAAGTAGTCGGCCGGGGCCAGCTGGTCAGGCCGCGCGGTCTGCAGCCAGTTGAGACGCATCTCCAGAGCCAGGAGCGTCTCGAGCGGCAGGCTGGCCAGCTCGGCGTTCATCATCAGCTGCTCGACGACGTCCATCTTCATGCGTCAGAAGTCCTCGTCGTCGGGCTGCGCCGCAGGATCCGGGGGAGGAGCCGCAGGCTTCGCCGTGGACTGTCCTGCACCTGCCCCGACCAGCAGCTGGCCCAGGCGCTCGGCCAGACTGAAGCGCTCCTTCTCGGCCTCACGCGTCAGAGGATCGTCGATGTGCTCGATGGTCTTGAGCTTCGGTCGCAGGTACTGGGATGCGTCAGAGTGCGCCTGGCGGCGGAGGTCCGGCTTGTTGGAGTTGTCTGCAGCCATCATGGCCAGCTGGGCCACCGGGTCGTACTCCTCGATGATGGGCTGGAGCTCCTCGGCCCTGGCCCTCGCCTGCTCCATCGAGAGCTGCGGATCCTTCTCCATGAGCTGACGAACCAGCCGGTCCTGCAGCATGATGGTGTGCTGATGGACCGCATCCTGTACGATTGATCGTAGCTCGGACTTGTCCTTGTTCTGGCCACCTGGCGGGCGGCCTCCTCGACGTTCACCTGGCTTGGATCCGCGTGGCATGGGTGTTTGCTGTCTCTACTGCCTTAGCAATGGTCAAAACTTATACCCCGCCCATGGCTCATGAGCTAGGGCCCTTAGCTCCAAACGTGTCACCCGTGAGGCTCTGTCTTAGTCGTGGTGATGTCCCCCGCACCCTCGGTCGAGGCATCACTCACCCCGATCCTATCTCATCCGCCCACTCCCACCGAATATCCAATATAAATGCAATAGGCGTTTTACTAGCAACTTCAGTCACTTACCCCGAAACCTATTGCATTATTGGTTATACCTCGCGCGCGCAGCCGTGCGGGCGGGTGCGCCCGCCACGTATGAGGGAAGTAATAACACGTCCGCTGACCCCCGGCCAGCCGGACCCCTCGGCCTATTACATGTGCTATATTTTCGGGTTTATGAACCAATAATGTAATAGCCCGGCCCCTGGGGACCGGTCACTGGGACCACTTACTGGGAGAGGGGTCGACCCCGGCACGAGAGCGGATCATCGTGCCGGGGTCTGGGAGGAGGTCGCTGAAGACTGCCCGTCACAGAACCGCCGAGAGCAAGGTACACCGGGCCGGAGCCCGACGACATGCCCACTCACCCTAGCCGCACACGCCCCCACGCACAACCCCGCACTACGATCAGACTGCCCGCGCTCGCGGAGCTTTACTCTGCCGCCAAATCGCTATAGCGTGGTGGGGTCGCTGATTGCCCGTCAGACACAGAACGATACATGAGAGGTAGGACGACATGAACACCGACCGTATTCTAGCCGTGGCAGACGCCATCGAGCAGCACACGATCCCCGAGCTGGGGTTCAATATGCGCTTCTTCACAGTGCGCAGGGGCAACCACCTCGCCGCAACCTGCGTCGTGGACTGGACGGTCTGACATGGCCACTCCCTCCAAACCCCCCAAGAAGACCCGCGCCCTGCTCGAGCGCCAGGTGCTCGAGCTCACTGCCCAGCTGGCATCCACCTACCACTTCGCCGACGCCACCATCGACAAGTGCGGCCCCGCGCTCATGGCCAGTGGCTGTCTCGTCCAGCTGACCGCGATCGGCGGTCGTGAGTTGGTGCTGCCGTTCGTCGTCAAGGACGGCCTGAGTCCAGAGACCATCGCCGCTCTCCGCGCTGACATACGCCGGAGCCACGAGCTCGCCACCATGTTCAAACCCAGACCACTCTGACCAGGAAAGACCATCACATGATCCCGCGCTACATGCCTCACTTCACCGCTCTCGCCCCCGCCCAGGCTCACCTCGTGGCCGCCGCGCTCCAGCTGCTGGACTCCGAGGACACCCCCGAGACAATGTCCGGCACCGACCTCTACCACCGCTGCGAGGCGGCCGAGCTGGACCAGGCCGACGTCATAATGGCACTCGCCCACGACCCCTCCCCCGCTGCCACGGCCACGGTGGCCTGCCTGCTGGGCCGCCCGATAGACGTCCGGAGGCGGGGGGAGTCGGCGTACGACCCGGTCACGGGGCGGCTGCTGGAGACGGCTCAGTCGGATGGGTCGACCACTGCCCGCAGGAGCGGTAGTGCGAGGTCGAGTGCTGCGCAACCTCGCGTCGACCCGAGGGTCGTCGTCTCAGTCGCACAGAACCCCAAGAAGCCCGGCTCCGGCTCCCACACCCGCTACGCCCACTGGGCCGTCGGCCGCACCGTCACCGAGTGCATGTCCGCCGGGCTCACCACCGCCGACGTCCGGTACGATCTTGACAGGGGTTATGTGGTTGTCGCTGCCGCAGGCACGACGATCGCATCAGCAGACGGGGAGACCCAGCCATGACCGACCGCCCCCTCTTCCAGGCTCGACGCACACCAACCGGGTCTCATCGCGAGGTGGTGGATCACAACATGACGCGGGTCGCCTTCGTGCCCTCTCATGCGTTCTCACCAGTCGTCCTCGACCGCCGCGCCGGTATCATCGCCGCCGCCCTCATGCACGACGCCATCAGTGCCGAGACGATCACGGTGAGGGACGTGCCCTCCGAGCGTGTCGTCCAGGTCTGGGACGGGGGCATGCTGCTCGCGGACCTCGGCTACGTGGCTGACGAGGCCCTGCCCGACACCTCTGAGAGGTCCCACCAGCTGGCCCTGGACCGCGCCGGGGCCCTGGCCGATGGCTACCTCCTCGCCCGCCGCCTCTGCCTGGGAGAGCGCCCATGACCTACGCTGTATACAAGTACCCCCTGGCCCCTCTCGACAGGACCCGGATCAGCCTCCCGTCGCGGTCGCGTATTCTGAGTACTGGCCGCGACCCCGGTGGTGCGGTCTGCGTCTGGGCGCTCGTCGACGTGAGCGCGGAGCCCGATACGGAGCACTGGGAGATCCTCGTGTTCGGCACGGGGCACCCCATCCCCTCGGAGATCGCCGTGAATATCGGCGACCCGAGTGTCGGGTCGTACATGTGCCAGTTCGTCGGAACAGTCGCCATTCCCGGCTCGCCGCTCGTCTGGCACATATTTGCTCGGAGAGTATCATGATCGACCTGACACCCCGCGAGCGGGCCCAGCTCGCCGCAGCGCTGCTCGCGGGCAACCTGCACGCCCGCATCCTCGTGGCGCGGCTGATGACTGGAGCGCCACGATGATGAGCGTGACCATTGTTGGGACAACGTTCACCGGGGCGAACGATGACGGCACACCCTGCATCGACCTGGCCTCCCCGACCGATCTCCGCATGGTGGACTGGCACTGCATCGGCCCCGTCTACTACGGAGCGCCGGGCTGGAGGGCGCGGCTGGCCTGGTGGCTGCTGGGTCTGCACGTTACGATCAGACCATCAACCCGGAGTCTGGGGGCACCACCACCCCGCAGCCCGATGCTGAGGATCGTCCGATGACCCGGCGCGTCCACGTCTCCCAGCACCTGGCAGGGCCCCACGGCGCGGCTACGCCCCGGCCCGCCGCCGACCACCCCTCCCACGACGACGCTGAGTCGTCCGGCGACCCCTCCCCGGTCGCCCCGGATCCGGGGGAGGCGGTGCGGGCGCTTCTGCTGGCCCTCTGGCGCGAGCGGCTCACTCTCGCGGTCCTCTGGGCCTGCGTCTGGCTGACTGTGGTCACCGTCCAGGTGATGGCGCAGTGGGGCAGTCCTGAGGCGACGTGGGTCTGGACCGTCGTCCTTCGGCAGGAGCTCTGAGAGGCCCTTTACATCTCTCGAGATCGGCCATATGAGTACCTCTGCACATCACAGGAGACCAACATGACCCGCCTCATTAAATCCCGAAGCCAGCTGCCGGACGATACTATCGAGGTTTCTGACCTCGGGTCTCCGCGCTGGGCTCTGCGCATCCAGGATCGCTCCTCCAAGCGCCCGACGCTTCTCTCATCGCCGTTTGGCCTTGTCACTCGAGCCACTCGAGATGAGCTTGTAGCTGCCCGACCCAACTCTGAGGGAGAGCCGGTGCTCGTTCAGTGTCTGCGTGTTCGCCGCCCCGACCAGAAGCATGGTGGCACCTATGAACTGGAGGTCCAGCCATGAGCTCCTCTCGCGACAACATCAGCCCCGACCTGGAGTGCCGGATGCGGGCCGCCGTGTTCGAGGCGCTGAACAACGCAGCCGAGGGCGGCTACGATCACGCCGACGACGGTATGGCCGTCCCGGACATCTGCGACTCCCTCTTCGACTACGACGACGCATGCTCCACTCTGGTCGAGGAGGCCGCAGGAGCCGAGGGCGAGGGCGTCGGCTACACGCCCATCCTCGGCGTCCACGTGACAGCCTGGCGGGTCCTCCGGGCGCAGGGCGTGGCCCAGCCGCAGCCGACTGATGAGGTGGTGTCGTGAGCCATCAGACCCAGAACGCCGCAGCACTCGACGCATTTGTTCGTACCCTGGAGACTGTCCAGGAGACCGAGCGTAACAACACCCGCTCAGCCGGTGTGGACTATGCCTGTCGGGCGATGGTCCGCGACCACGGCCAGGTACTGCTCTCGCTCATGGACCCCAGCATTCAGGCGTTCTGCTCAGGCGACGTCCTGGCCGGGGCCACCGAGCGTCAGAACCGCATTCTCGCCCTGGTCAGCCGCGTTGCCTGCCTCAGTCGCGACGCTGGCGAGATCGGCCCCGGCATGCTCGCGTCGCTGGTCGACGAGGCCCGAGCCATTGTGGGAGAGCCGACATGATCCGCATCCCGTCCTGGCTCCGTCGCGTGACCGATCTGGTCCCTCAGGTGCAGACTCCGCCCATGCCCCGTGTCGCGACCGACGCATTCGGTGGCATTCACATCGAGAAGCTGGACGTACTGCCCGAGCCCCGGTTCGTCCGGGTGCGGGCCCGCGACCGTCTGCCTAAGAACTCCACGCGTGAGCACTACTGGGACCACCCACGCGGCCACCCCTATCAGGTGTACGGTGGCCCGCACGGAGGCGACGAGATGCCGACGACCAGGCCCTGGGACGACTGGATCGCCGTCTGGACGGACAGCCCCGTCCTGCCGGGCTATCGCCTAGTCATGGACGACTACACCGACCGCATGTACCATGTGTACGGAGAGAAGCCATGAACAAGCACCGCATAGCTGGGCTCCGTGGAGCTGTAACCGTCGCCCGTCGCATGGTCGCCGCCAACGAGCAGGACATAGCTCACGGGCACGATTTCCATCGCTACCTGGCGGAGAACCGGCTTCGGCTGGCCGCCGCCGAGCTGAAGCTGAGCAGGGAGCTCTGCAAATGACCGTGGTCATCAACGTTCACGACCGCCGCCACGGATGGATTGGTTCATGGGAGGCGGAGCGACTGGACCCGAGCCTTCTCACTTACGACGACCTGGGTCGCACAGTCATCTACGACGATCCTCATGGTCGTCGTGAGGCAGGGACCATGGTCCAGTTCGAGATCTCGGGACTGCCCGGAGATGTCGGCACCGTCTGGGCACTCTACTCGACGGGCGACACGGCAGCCGGTGCCCC